TGGTTGAAGCCTGATTGGGACCGTGGCTATGAAAAGGGTCGTGAAGCGGGTATTGTGGAAGAACAAACCCGCATTATCAAGTTGCTAGACGGCTTGATTGATAAACGCACTACTTATGAAATGCCTATGGAGTATTGGGTTCAAAAGAAATTGCTTGAATACGTTATCGCTCTTATCAAAGGAGAAAAGTAAATGAAGCCAGATGAAAAGACGCTTTGGGATTCGTTTGGTGACGGAACATCTTACCGCACCCCAAGAGAAGCCGCTATTGCTCTAGGCATGAATCACAAACGCTGGCTGTATCTTTGCGAAAAATGGTCAGATAAAGGAATTTACGATTATGGCGTATCTGCTGACCTCGGTTGGAAAGAGGAGATAAGTAAATGAGCTTCCCAGAAGACATGCAAGACATCCTAACCTCCGAAGAACAGCACTGGCGCAATGCAGAACGCAACCGCATCATCAAACTATTAGAAAGCCTAATAGACCCTCGACCTACCTACCAAATGCCCATGGAATACTGGGTCCAAAAGAAACTACTCGAATACGTCATCGATAAAATCAAAGAAAACAACTAAATGAACCCATGGATAGCACTCATCTCCATAACAGGATTCATAATCAACCTAATAGTCTTCATCCGCACCAAATAGCCAACAACCTTCGGAATCAGTTGTCTAGCTGGACACCAAACAACGAAATCCGCACATTTACCCCACTCACAACAACTAAAAGCGCAGCTTTTTAGGCTACTGTGTCACTTCCAAAGTCATTACCTGGGTCTGAGACCTGGGGGTTGTGCTGGCGTGTTTGCGGTTGATGGTGGGGTGCGAACCTTAGTGGTCGTTCCGACCTTTGTCAAATCGGTGTGCAGGTCGGGCGTGTCGGGCGCTGTGCGCCTCGTAGGAGGCTTGGGAATGGCACGGATGTGCAATCACCCTACCCTGTGCCTGTTGTGGGCTCTACGAGCCTCCTGTGCCCTCTCAGGGCATGGTCAGGCAACCAGTCCATCTGCGCTCCCAGCGCACCAATGACTAACCAGCCAAACTGGCTACTGCCAACAGGGCAACAGGGACTCGCTGGGCAGGAGACCAGACTGGGACAGCATGGGGGCTCTTGTTATCAGGTGTTTGGAGGGCTCTGGCAGGGCTCTCAGGAGGGCTTCAGATGCCCTGTGAGGGCATGGCTTGGCGATGCCTGTCGGATGCCCTGTGAGGCGCTTTTTGACCTGTTTCTCGGCGTGTCGCAAAGTTTTTTTGAAAACTTTTTTTCCCAGTAAACATAAGGGCTGTAGCCCTGTTCAGGATGTTTTTGGAAACTTTTTTCTCAAAATAGTTTGACACCAGCGAACAATCCGTGCCAGACTCATCTCAGCACCAAAGCAGACGAGCACCAACTGGTCACCGACCAGCCACCGCCCGACTAGCACCAGCACATTGAAAACTCAACAGAGACACAGGCGAAACGGGAAAACGAAAAGTAGCCGTGGGCGTTCATGGACACCAGTTCATGGACGAGAGCCAGAGGGCTTTATCTCCCTCTCTCATGGAACACCTCTACGGAGGCTACGAAGTTCGAATCTTCGACACGGCACGAGGGGAGGCACGCCTCCCCTTACACCCCACCCACAGCACGCACCAGCGTGCCGAACAAAGGACAAAAATGACCACTTTCGTTGCCACCACAGACACCCAGCGTGCAGACGCACTACTGGTTCAGGAGTTGAAAATCGCCAAGGCGCAGTTCAATCTGGGCATCCTGAAGTTCCAGCACTACCTACTGGTTGAGACCAGTGCGTGGAGAATCTGCTGGGCGAGCGACTCAGGCAAGCCACGAGCCATCTGCACCTGCCCAGAGTGCAAGCAGAACAGAGCAGACACCATCTTTTTCCACCTCGATGTGAACAACACCGATGGCGCTATCCTGCGACTCAAGACCAACCTAAGCAACTCACATCTCAGGAAGCACGCCAACGAACTAATCAAGGGGCTCTAATGACTGCCAAGACTATCCAGCATCTAGCAGTCGGAGACCGTGTGGTCTCATGGGGCTCAGTTCGCAAAGTGACCGCCGTGTTCAAACTTCGAAACAAATGGTTCGTCAAGTTCGAAGGGAGAGCATGGGCAGTCCAATACTCAGCGAAGAGCCTCTGGCAACTCGCTGACTAAGCACCAAAGCCAGACCAGCAGACACCGAGGTGCAAGTCCTCGGCTGGCACGCATCATCCACCCATCACAGTTAGGACAAGCAAACATGGCAACATGCGCCCAAGAGTGCGACTACGAATGCACCGACACCGAGCACATCAAAATCTGCTCTGGATGTGGCAACTACATCTCAGGCAAAGCCAACCGCATCAACTACGGCAGAATCTCGTATTACTGCTCCCCATGCTTCGAAGAAGACGAAGACTAATCAACACCTAACACGGGAGGGCAAGCCCTCCCAAACCCACCCAAAGCCAACAATCAAGAACAGGACAAACAGTCATGACCACCACCATCGAAACCACCACCGAACTAGACCTCAAGGGCTACACCATCCCACAGGTGCAACGCCTCATCGACCAAGCCATCCTTGACCGTGAAAACCAAGCATGGCGCAGAGAATACGAGCGCAAGCAGGAAGAACGCCAAGCCAAGAGGCGAGCCGAGAACGGCAAGCGCATCAGCCTCATCGCCACCCTGAAACGCCACGGCATCAGCGTCACCACACAGAGCGACTCCTACTACTCCAAGCGAGATGTGAACTTAGGACACGAGCCAGAAGCAGACGGCTCATACCGCATCACCGTGAACAACTGGAGCAATGACCGCATGACCGCAGAGGCGCAGGAGCGCTATACCCAGCGCTACAACCAAACCCTCGCCTCGCTCATCAACAGCGACACCCTCACCCTCCAAACCCACACCGAAGAAGTCCGCAACTTCTGGGACAACACCAAAGCCCCAGAGACTCGCATCTACTACACCATCACCAAGAAGTAACCCCACCCAACAAACAGGGGAGGGCAACCGCCCTCCCCTAAACCCCACCCAATCAAAAAAAGGATAAAGAACCATGGTCGCAAACATCGAAACCTTCGCAAACGGTCAGAGCACCTTTGCATCCCGCACCGAGCCAGCATGGCACGGACTCGGCACAGTCTTCGAAGGCGAGTTGAACACCCAGCAGATGCTGGATGCCAGCCTCCTGAGCAACTGGAATGTGCGCCTCGAAGAAGTCACCTTCCCAGAGGGCTACCAGAGCCACAAGCAGTATTTCAGCACCGTCAGAACCAACCCAGTCGACCCAGACCAGAACGATGTTCTAGGCGTGGTCGGAGCACGCTACAAAGTCCTCCAGAACGAAGAACTGTTCGACTTCGGAGACTTCCTCCTAGACGGAGGGCGCTGGGAGACCGCAGGGTCAATCGCACACGGCACGAAGGTCTTCGGGTCACTAGCCCTAGACCGTGAGACCGTGCTCGACCCCAACGGGCTGTCTGACAGGATAAACAACTATCTGCTGGTCAGTTCCTCACACGATGGCTCATCCAGTATCAACATCGCCATAACCCCAGTCCGTGTGGTGTGCCAGAACACCCTCAGCATCGCCCTAGCCAACGCCAAGCAGACCTTCAAGGTGCGACACACCCAGACCCTACAGGGTCGCTTGCAGACAGCCCGTGAAGCCCTCGGCATCGCAGACCGCTACCTCGATGCATTCACCCTCGAAGCCCAGCGCCTCATCGAAACCAGCATCACCCAGCGCCAGTTCGAAACCATCGTGGAACTCGCCTACAACAAGCCCGAAGAAGATGTGAAGGGCTCGTTCGCCAAATACGACACCAAGGTAGACCTAGTGAACTTCCTCTACCAGCGTGACCCAGCAAACGGCAACGCATGGGGAGCGTTCAACGCCCTAGAAGAGCAGTTGGACTGGTATCGCACAGCCCGTGGCAACGATGGAGAGTCCCTCCTAGCAGATGCCTCTGGCTTCAACCCTCTCATCAACAACAAGAAGAACGACCTGCTATCAATCGTCAAGCAGGTAGCCTTCGCCTAAAGGGAGAGAGCAGGGGAGGGAAACCTCCCCTGTGACCCCACCCAAGCGTGGCAAGCGTGCCACACCAAACACACCCCAACAAAGACAGGATAAATAACCATGGCAACCTACGCCAAGACCATCAAGTTTTCAGTAATCGGAGAGACCGTTGACCCAGACGCACCGTTCAGCGCCAACGAACTGCGAGCCCTTGAGATAGCAGTCCGCAACCTGCGAGACGCACACTACACCGCCAAGCATCGAGCCGAGACTGGCACAGGCACATACGCCACCCACGGCATCACCGCCGAATGGCTCGAAGCCATCATCACCAAAGTCAACCGCCTCAAGTAGAACAGGATAAACAGACATGAACCTCTGCCCATACTGCCAGCGCCATGGCGCAACCAACTACATGGTGCAAGCCATCGATAAGTTGCAGACTTACGAGACCTGCACCGTGTGTGACTTCGACACCAAGATTTACTTCGAGCCACGCACCCCAGCAACGGCAGTCAGTTAGGACAAACAGACATGACTGCCATCACCGACCAGAACCTGAGCGCCCTGCTCCAGTCCCTGCCAGCGACCTTCATCCCGTTGTTGAACGATGGGATAGCCAGCCTCGATGAAGCCCTGAGCCTCATCGTCAACAGGCAGAACTACCTGAAGGCTCTGAAGGACTTCGACATCGTAGTCCAGCAGTTTGCATCTCAGTCGGGCATCAAGACCGACACCGCCGAACTACTCATCACCTTTGCCTTTGGCAACCGATAAAGAACAGGATAAGTAACCATGACCAACCGAGAGACCTTTACCTTCGAGCCTGAAACCCTCTCGCTCGATGACCTCAGCAACTATGACAAACTAGCCAAAGAGTGTTCGGCGCTCATGGATGCCATAGAAGCCGAAGGCTTGAACGGCTCAAGTGACTACCCAGACAGCGACCCACGCTTCACCCGTATCAGCGAGATAGCAACCATCCTAAGTTGCTTCGCTCCCCACCTACTCGACCCACGCTTCACCCATGCAGAACAGGATAACTAACCATGTGGGACACCACCAAGCACGCCACCTTCCAAGACTGGCTCACCAGTCAGACCACCGATGAACTGGTATCGCACCTCACCCACCTGCACGCTCACTTTGACCGATGCGAGGAGTCTGGGCAGGGCATCAGCACCAAGGAGGTTGTGTGGGAGTCTGGAATCAGCAAAGCCCTGCGTGAACGCCGTCTAGCAGAACTACGGGCTCGGTAGCCATGAAGCAAGTGCTCAAGGCTGGCTCAAGCCTATTCAGCCTATTAGGCATCACCTCTGGCTTCGGTGCTATCAGCAACGGCAACGACCCCAGCAAGTCATTCACCATGGCAGGAGCGTTCTTTGTAGCGCTCCTGCTCCTGAACCTACCAACCAAAGCAAAGAAGAATAACTAAGCATCACATGAAGGAGGGCAAGCCCTCCTTGAACCACCCACCGACACACCGAAACAAACTATTGACTAGCGTGGCAAACCATGACTAGAATGTTTACTAGAAGGGAACACAGCATGACATACTTTTTAGAAGTAGAGAACTACAGCATCAGCGAAGACCAGCGCCTGTTGGTCAGTTATGACGAACACCACTACGGGTTTTCCGAACTAATAGGTGAAGGCTGGGCTATTCAGTCACTAGAGAACACCCGTGAGTATAACCGCTTCGGCAACGAAGATGAACACCGAGCCAACATCCACCGACTGGTCGATGCGTTCCACTACTACAATCACGAACAGAACTATCAGTCATTACGCAAGCGTGCAGTCGAACTGTATTTCAGTCTCGCTGGACTGGTAGCCAAAGTCACCTACCTAGTAGGGAGCAGTCAGGGAGAGCGTTTTCAAGTCGTTGTATACGCAGACAAAGAGACATCTGATTACCTGAAGGAAGTTGGCAACGACCAGCCAGCCCTAGCCAGCGTTGCCGAAGAGGCAGAGGCGTGGGTCAACGGGAATGTTTACATCATCCACAACCAGACCAAGACGGTCTGGACAGCCCCAGATGGGCGCACCATGGAGACATGGGACATCACAGACAGCGTTGGGGGCAACCTCATCATCGACCTGACCGAAACCGAAGTCAAAGCCATCGCCCTAGATAACGGATACATCGAAGTAGAAAAGGATAAATAGTCATGCTATACACCATCAGCAAGTGGGACTGGTATTCAGATAAGCCAGCCCCAGTATTCACCAGCAAGAAGGATGCCGAGCGTTTGGCATCCACCATGCGAACCATGCGTGCATGGGTCGAAGTAATCGAAGTAGAAAAGGATAACTAATCATGCAGAACAACTACGCCAGACTCATCGAGGCACGCAATGCCCTTGAGCAAGTCAACCACAACCCTACGCTCTCGTATGCAGTCCTGTCAGGCTTCCTCATGGCGTTTGCCACCGATGAGCAGGCTAATAAGGTAATCGAACTTATGGAGCAACACACCCAAGCCCAGCAGGCGTTCCTCCAGATGGAGATTGACCTGAATCTACCAAAGAAGAAGGGGTGGTAGCCATGGAACTATCGCCAGAAGTAATCGCCAAGTGCCAGCAGAAGGCTCTCGGCTTCGTTCTAGCGGGCTGGGGAGACCTAACCTACGAGCAGGTATTGGAGAGCCTAGAAGCCGATAAGGATGGCTACCCATCGCACCCAGACATCATGGTGTGGCAACCATTCGAAGACCAATGGACAGAGTTCCTAGTGAGCGAGATTGAATCGAACTTTGTTTCGTTCAAGCAGTTTGCACTAGACATTCTAGACAGCAAGGATAAGTAAACATGAGCACCACACCTTGCGATGTTTGCGGAACACCGATTGACACCGACATTCACAAAGAAGAGTTGGGTATGTGCGTGACCTGTTCACACGCATACTTCACTCATGAAGAAGAGGATAACTAATGATTATCAATGTAAACCCAGCCCTGCTGGAACTAATCAAGACTCTCGAAGAGCGAGAGCGAGCAAGCGTAAACTTTGACCTGAAGTTTAGTGTCTGGATGTATAGCGCAGACGGAAACGGAGCGACAGGTGAGTCTTACTACAACTATTCACACGCCGAGTATGACCTGTATGTTTCAATGTCTGGCTCAGTAAGCGCAATGCGCCGAGAGTTGAACAAGTGGAGCGCCGAGGGCTGGGAGACTGACCCACTAGATAGCAACTATGAAGCCGATGAAGAAGAGGATAACTAACCATGGAAGAGACATACACCATCACCCGACTAGACAGTTGGGATGACCACACTTGGGCAAGCGTTATTGACGCAATCGAAGAGACCGTAGCATCATACGGAGAAGATGGAGAAGGTAACTAATCATGGCAGTAGAACTAAAGTATCGCACCGACTGGGTAACCAATGACGGCTCGTATGGGCACGGTGCAGTAATCACCTTTGCCCCAGATGACCTGTCAGACCATCAGCGTGAGGTCTACGAAGACCTACTTGACAAAGATAAGTTTGCTTACCTTCAGGCAATACTCAACGGTGAGTCAACCGATGAGTGGGAAGACAGCGAGGATAACTAATCATGCCACTTACAACCGAGCAGGTCGCTGACCTTCAAGCCAAGCAGAGCCGTTACGGATGCGGAGCAGATGGTTGCAAAGACTGCTACCCCATCCAGTATGGCTGTGACTTTTGCACCGTGCAGTTTCCAGCACCAATCGCCAACGGTGAGCACTACACCTGCGAAGAGTGTGGCTATGACAACAAGGATGTGGAATGAGTTTATTAGTCACAGCCCTACGGTTCTTGCGTGAGCACGCAGGTATCCATCACGCCACAGACTTTGAGCCCTATGACTCTTTGGATAGTTTGACTCAGACGAAGTGGCTTGAAGAAGCCATCCATGCTTTGGAGCAGTCTGGTGGATACAAACTAGCCCCAAAGTTCAACCGCCAGCATGAGACTCTGGTATGCCTCACAGGCGTAGCCGAGCCAAATGCGACACGCTAAAAAAGTTCTTGACATCACTATTTATTTACCACTAAAGTGTTTACTAGAAAGGAACACACACCATGTCAAACATCAAAACCACCTTCACCTTCACCCCAGAAGAACTAACTCTTCTAACATCAGCACTACACACGCACACCGTGCACGCCATCACCCCATACCTTGAAAGCCAGTCACCAAGCAACGATGGCTTCCACCACCCAACCGCTCAGGAGCAGTTGCAAAGCGTAACGGCTCTCATCACTCGCCTAAAGGGCTCGCAGGATTACTTCCTGTTGGATGCTCTATGGATAGCCGATGACGGCTCATGGGGAGACGGCGAAGTTGCCATCTTTGACACCAGCAAGTGGGGCTCGCTCCAGAACCGCTGGTTCGAAAAACTAACGAACGATGGTGACCCTGACGAGCAAGATGTATTGGACATCCACAACAAGCGTAAGCCTGAAGGGTTGGAGGGCTAATGCAGTCCTTCACCTGCCCACAGTGCAACACCCAAGGCACTATCACCATCACCAACAACACCGTTACCGTAAGTCCATGTGACTGTGTAAGAAAGGATAACTAATCATGGCAACAACAGTCAAAGAAGTTATTGAGCGCTTACAGAAGTATGACCCTGAAGAAGTAGTCATTGGTCAGTTCTTCCTAGCAGTGGACTTCGAAGATGATGAAGGCAACCTGCCAAGCAAGCAAGTAATGGAACGAGCCGAGACACGCTTCTGGGCAGATGAGATTACTTCCGAAACCTTTGGATGGCTCGGAGACATCGTATTCGAAGAACAAGAACGGGATAACTAATGAAGGACTACACCCTTGAAGATTGGGAGACCGAGTTTCGACCAATGCCTAATCACCTTAGTAAGAATGCCTCATGGCAGGATGAGCACGGCGTAGGCGTTCTATTCGAAACCTACGGGGCTGAACTAGAGTTCGTCATGGCACAGCCAAACGAGAATGTTTGGACTTACACCGACACCGACTCAGGGACAGCCCTGTGTGCTGGCTACCACCTAGTGAACCGCATCGGTTACCTAGTGTGCGAAGTCGCTCGTGAGCCAGAGATGGAAGACATGAGCAACCACATTTGCATCACGGTATCTACCGATGCAGAAGTAGATAACTAACCATGAATGAAATACTGAACCCAGACTCAATCTGTGAAGATTGCGGAACTAAGTGGACATCAGATGGCGAATGGGTCATGGATGTTTTCAAGTGTTACGACTATCCAGAGTATTGCCAGAACTGCTGTGGTTGCGAAGACTGTGGCAATGCGTATGAACCAAAGAAGGAGACTAACTAATCATGCCAGCATTTGAAGTAACAGCACACCTGAGCACACCGCACAAAGTGGTGGTGATTGCTCGTAACGAAGACGAAGCACTAATCATTGGCAAGGCAGAACTTGAGAACGGCGGTGGCATCGCATCCGATGCTTACTGGCGTAATGAGTCATTCAATGCCGAGCCCTTGGAAGGAGATAACTAATGATTTACACCAAAGAGCAAGCCGAAGTTGTTGAGTATGACCTCAATGTCTTTTACCAAGACCTTGGGCGTGACCATAACGGCGTAAACCAATGGTCGAATGTTTATACCATTCAGCCCTCTGTCTATGTTGGAGTGGATGATGGGACTAGTCTAGGGAGGACTTTCAGGCTGTATCTCAATGCATTCACGCTGACCTTGGAAGAGACCCGTGCCATTGCACCTGACTTCCCTGAGAGCGAATGGGGAGATGACTTCTTCGTGACTCTAGATTATTTCCTAGAACTATGCCAAACCCTACCAAATACGGTCAAAGCCAAACTAGATAAGTTACCTCCCTTGGACTCATACACGCTCGACACGGATGCGTATGGCGAGCGGGAGTGGTAACTTCGGCTGGTGCATGGATGGTCATCACAAACTATGTAAAGAATCATTTGCATCTTTTGATAAGACCATCCTGTGCCAGTGCAACTGTCATAAGAAAGATAAGTAAGCATGAATGACCATGTAAGGTTTTTGGTTCAATGCATTGGTTCAGCAATCGCTTTCAGTGCATTCATGGGTGTTCTGGGTGGAGGTTTACCTACTGTAAACTTTACCTTGGGCATCATCGCATTCCTAGTTCTATTCATTAGCAAGAAGGGCACAAAATGAGCAAGATGGCACAACTACACGCCGATGGCGTTACTGACCTGCATTCGTATGCAGAAGGATACAAACAACACATACAGGACACTATTGAAATGCTGACTCGTATGAGTAAGCAAGAACACGCCAACTTAGTTCCATCTCGTGTTCTACTCAACCTGCTAATCGCTGGCATGAAAGAAGACTTAGAGGCAACAGATGAGTAGTTATTCAGAAGTTCATTGCTTCCTTTGTGGTAGCAAAACAAACACCACCCGTAACCCTCTAAAAGAAACAGTCGGTGGCAATCATCTGCACAAACAGTGCGTGAATGAAGCCCGAAAGATTGAGCCGTATACACCCAGCAAACTAATACCTGATTTCAAAAAGAAACCTAGAAAGGATAAGCAAGCATGAAGTTGAAGTATGCAGTAGGCAACGCTGTGAAGCGTATCCGACAACAGCAGGGCATGACCATGCGCCAGTTAGAGCCGATGGTCTCCAAGGGGCATCTGAGCACCATTGAGCATGGTGTGCGTGAGCCGTCTATCTCTATGTTGGAGACTATTTCCGAAGCACTGGAGGTCACGCCTTCGTATCTGTTGAAGGAGGTCGCTCGTGAGTTGGATGAAGACACAAAAGACAAGTAAGCATAGGGCTGAGACTAAACCTATTGACTGGCGGAAGGAGTGGCGTTGGTTAGTGAATAACTGGCGCTACTTCCAAAAGCCAAAGGTGCAAAAAAAGATAAGGGAACTCATTGACCGTAGTAAATAAAGAACTGGGACAGATTATAAAGTTAGCCGAGAAGCAGGGCTGGCTAGTGACTGCAACAAACAAAGGTCATTACAAATGGGTATCTCCTTTGGGTGGGTTCTTCTTTTCCGCCTCCACACCATCAGACCACAGAGCGTTCAAAAACATAAAGAGAGATTTGAAGAAGTATGGGTTCATTGAGATTGAACGCCAACAATCAAGAAGACCAAGAAGATAAGGGTAAAGACATGGATGTAGCAAAAGCTAGAAAAGCATTTTCCGAGTTGCACTGCGCTTACATGGGCGATGACCGCAAAGAAATCGAATCAAAAGAAAAGCAATGGAAAGCCATCAAAGAAGAATGGAAAGACATGGAAGAGTTTCTAAAGTCATTCGTCATTGATTGGTATAACAACGAAGTGATTGGTAAAGCCTAATGATTGAAGTGGAACTTACTGAACATCAAGTAGCCATTTTGTTTTCAGCATTCAAGCAAGCCGAGACTCTTTATGTTCAAGAACAAAAATGGAAAGCCAGCAATGAAGTGAGCAAACTACATGGCGAACTACACAAACAGATTTACACTTACGGACAACTAGAAGAAGATAACTAAATGGATGAGTATGCATTTCTAAGTGAGCATGGGACTTGTTCCATTGAAAAGATTGACGGTAACCTGTTCTACCCTGAAGGTGAACCAACAAAGGTATTGCGAGAGCAGGAACACGAAGCCAAAAAACTTTGCGGTAAATGCATGGTAAAGACTTCATGCCTCCAAATAGCCCTAAAGAATAACGAGCAAGGTATCTGGGGAGGAACTACGGAGCGTGAACGCTACCTCCTAAAGCGCAGGATTCAAAGGATGCCTAAGCGAAACTAAGAAGACTTAGATAAAGAAGAAGCCCCTCACCAATCGGTGAAGGGCTTTCTTTTTATTCTTTAGTTTTGAAGAGCAGACAGTTTATCTAGTTTGAAACCAGACCAACTATCGTTATCAGTAACTACTACTGGGGCAGACTTGTAGCCCTTTTCCTCAATCAAAGCAAACACCTCTGGGCTGTCTGCAATCATCTTGGATTCAAACTCAATGTTCTTTAGTTTGAGATACTTCTTGGTCTGCTCGCATTGGACACAGTTTGGGTTGCTATACACTGTGACGTTCATTATTTACCTTTCTTTTCATTATTACAAGTGCATGTAGCACAATGATTCCTGTTCCATGCCCGTTGGGTGTTTGTAGAATAGTTCACTATCTCTAAGTGGTCTGGATTTACGCAAAGTTTTACACTACAAAGATGGTCTAAAATCAAACCTTTAGGTATCTCACCTTTAGTAAGTCGATAAATAACACGGTGAGCAACAGTGGCTTTACCTTGCCACTTTATTGAACCGTATCCACTACTATGGACTGCTCCTGACCAAATCCAACAACCTCGCTCATCCTCAACATAACGATTTAGAGGGTTCATTGGAATCGGTCCAGGGGGCATGCCGCTAGTCAAGCACTCGATACAGCGTGACCTGCGCCCATCTTTCTTTACCCTAGCATCTGGGTAGAAGTCTTCTAAAGGCTTATCTATCTTGCATAAACGGCAAAGCCGTGTGTTTGTTTTTACTTTCATACACACGACTTTACCATTTATTCGCAAAGAATAGTTGTTTATTCATTCACCTATTGATTGTCACGAATCAACTTGATTTCACATGCGTCCGTGCTACAGTAGTTTTCCCCAATAGCCTCAATGCCAAGACCCATGTAGATACCTGCAAGGTCAATCGGGAAAAGCGATGCTTCGTAAGCCAAATACTCTTCTTCAGTAATCTGAGTGTAAGGCTGTTGAGGGTAAACAGTGTTGCCCATAGGTAAGAACGATACAGTCTTCAACTTACCGTCATACATGTGAAGCACACGCTCAACATCATCCTTTTCCTTATCAGCATCAAAAGTGATTGTTACTGATACAGAGTTGTCAGACCAGAAGTGCTGAAGAGTAGAAGCCAAGTCAATCTTCTCGTAAATGCTTACTTCCTTCTCAGAGCGTGAAGCCTGAGACTTGATAGGGAAGTAAACAACAGAGCGACCTGAGTCAGTGACATCGAGCTCGATTGTATAGTTAGCCATCTTGAATAGTGCAAGCATTGGGTCATTGTTTGCAAAGCGAATAGCACGCTTGAAGAACTTACCACCAGCAGTCCAGTGAACGCCTGGGCTCTCACCAGCAAGAATAGACACAGTTCCTGAAGGCTTTACAGTAGTAGTCTTGATAGACTCACGGATGCCAAGCCATTCAGAGTAAGTCTGGTCATAAGCCTGCACAGTAGCGTAACCTTCATCAAGCCACTGACGAAGAACAGGCAAGCCCTTGTCATCAGCAAAGTTCGCTACACCAGACACCGAAGTTCCGATACGGCGATTGCGTTGCATGATAGCGTTGGTGTCTTCCCAGTGAGTTGGAAGAAGAGTAACAGTCTTTGCATACAAGTAAGCGAACTTCAAAGTGCGCTTGAAGTCATCCAAAGATTCGTGACGGTTTAGGTAAGTCTCTACCAAGGTGCACATCTCGAAAGACTCTAGGGATTGTTCTGCACAAGGGTTGTAGCCAACTACACGCCAGTCCTTGTTGGTAACACCATCAGCAAGGCGACCATACTTACGGCTCATGTCCATCCAAACAACGCCAGGCTCACCATTCAAAGCGATACCTTCAACGATAGGAGAGAAGTCAGTTCCCACTGAAGCCTCCACCGAGTTGTTAGACATGTAGCCCCAGCCTGGATTCTCTGGGTCTGAATAGTCATTACGAGTTGGGAACTTTTCCCAGTTCTTCAGGTTCAAGAAGTTCTGGTCATCAATGTGACCGATTAGAAGTTCTGCTGAACGACGAACATTTCCTGATACAACACAAGCACCAATCTGGTTACCAATGTCTGCTAGGTCTACACGAGTAAGAAGCTCACCCTTGCGACCAGCAAAGAGATTACGGATACGCTCGTGCAACTTGATTAGCGGAGCAGGACCAGAAGCCACACCACCGAAAGTCTTAATCGATGCACCAAATGGGCGAATAGCATCATAGTTAAAGTTAAGAGACTTTTGGTCTGCCTTCAAGAATGAGTTGATAAGAGCAGTAGTAGAGTCAGCCCAACCTTCACGGGTATCTGGGATTACATAGTCAACAGACTCAGTAGGCTCGAAGATTTCAAAGCCTTTGTCTGCACCCTTGTCATCAAAGCCAACACCAACACCAAGCATGGAAGCCTCCATCAAGAAGCCAAATGGCTTGGCAGGGTTAAGCTTGGTCATCTCATTAGTCGAAACAAACGCACAGTTTTGCAAAGCCGCACTGTTCTTCTGCTCATTTACAATGGCAGTTCCCATAACCCAAAGACCACGACCAGGAGGAGTCCACTTCAAATCAAAAAGACGCTCAAAGAACTCTTTAGCAGAAGCCTGAGCCTTAGCGTCATTCCAAGGAAGACGGCGAGACTTACATTCATCCTTTTGAATCGAATAAACACCGTTAGTTACACGCTCACAAACTTCAGCCCAAGTTTCCTTAGTTCCGTCTTCTTTCAATCGTGAGTATGTGCGAAGGAATGTAATCTCACCTACTGAGTTGCCTGCAACATCGGCGTAACCAAATGGAGGCTTTTTGTCTTTGTAACCAGCAACAAAGTCTGGGGTTAGTTTGAATGAGAAACTAGTCATTCAAGGACTCTCTTTCGTAATAGTGAGATGAAAATGCCCAGTGAAAACCACTGGGCATTTGTGAGGTAGACCTATAGTTTACCTAATTTTTGTAGCCTATTTTTTGACTCACAAAAAAAACTTTTTGCACCTGTTAACTACCAAAATACTAGTCTCTAAGGTAACAGTTATGCAAATTCACTCTTATCAGATAGTTAGCCTTCTATGTTGTTTCGAATAATCATGGTTGTTTTCTCTTCAGAGATGCGTGCATCTTGCTCCTTGATAGCCTGAACTCGGTCACCAAAAATAGCAGAAAGCATGCCCTGTGAGCCAGACTTTTGAGCAGTGATTTGAATGAACTCTTTAGACTCGTCAAGTTCCTTAATGTTCTTTAACATTTTCTGGTAACGGTCAATCTCTTGAGACACATTCGGGTCAGCATAGCCACCGCTCAATTCCTCTGCAAACCGCATAAACATTACTCTCTGGGCTTGCATCTCCAACATGGCAGTATTCAAAGAGCGAAGTTGTTCAGGGGTCTTTACTTCAATTGGAAGGTTGTAAGCGCAAGTATTATCTTGCTTAAATGCAGGGCAATTTGATGCTACAAAACAGGTGTTGCATTGCCTTAAACTGTTGTATTGAGATTGCACAACGGGCACCTCTTTGAGAACATCTCGCCCATCTTCAGTCTCTACAACCGTCTTCATTTGGTAGCCCATAACTGGCATGGAAGTGACCTCAGAAGGGTCTCTTTGGACTATTTCAGCAGGCTCAATTTTCCGCATACCAGAACCACTGTTATCAGAACCATTGGGGTCAAAATCCATCAAACCCGTGTATAGGGTATCATCGTTATTATCAGATAGTAACTTGCTAATCGGAGGCAAGCCACCCTTCAAAACTCGAAGGTCTGGTTTATCGTTATCCATGTTCTTCTCTAACTGTAGGTATGACCAGACAGCAACCTTAGTTGCCTCTGTTGTATCATCATTAACAAACTTATCAAAGTCTAATCCTGCTTCAACGGTAACAATCCGACTGTATCTTTTACGGGCTTGAGACTTCATAGACTTTGGATAGCGAACTAACTTCATGCCATCCCAAATAATAGTTTCACCACGGCGCATAGGGCTAATCCAAGCCAAGGTAGATGCAGTAGCAAAAGGAATCTGGCGAAGGTTATCAGGTTTGGCAGTGGCTATAGCGTGGAACTTTGTACCAAATTTTGCACTTAGTCCACGAGTCACAGATGCCAAGTTAGTTACTGATTCAATTGTTTCGCTTGGGATTCCGATGTTGGAATAGTCTTGTGCCCATTTTTGCAAGAGCATAGAGCCGTAGGTTTCTTTCCAGACAATCCACATCTTGGGGTCATTCTTGAAAGCACTACGGTTCTCTTCGACATGTTGGAGTCCAAGAACTTCTGAGTCAAACTCAACCCACCCTTCAATACGGTCATAGTTTAATGCGATAAAGTCTTCATAATCAGCAGCATACTCAAGCAGTTCTTCTTTAGATAAGTTAGCTTTGTCTGCCTGTGTAGCACCAGAGTCAATCCATACCTTGAACTGTGGCTCAAACTGTTCACCAACAAGATAAGGCTTGGTTTTAGGCAAACCTCTTTTACGTAGACCCCAGTAAGAAAGCATCACGTTCTCTACACCAGCATCACGAAGAAGTGTACGGTTGCTAGGTATCTCAGTTCCTGCAAAGATTAGTTTAGTCGCCATAGTTCAACTGCTCTGCCCGTTGCTGACGCACATCTTGAGTACGAAGAATCTGTTGCTTTTTGATAGCCTCTTCGACTTGATTCCAAGCCCGCACAGTCTTGGGAGCATCAGGTCGAAACTCTGGTCGAGTATACTCAGGGTTAGCAAATAGAACTACGGGGATACCTAGTTCAAAAGCGTACTTCCAAAGGTTAGGGTCACTAGTGATAACCATTTCAGCTAGACCTTTAGTCTTTGCAACATTCAATTGACGTTGCTTCAAGTCTTCGCCATGAAGAGACACCGAAGTATCAATAATGTTGTCGTAGTCTACTACGCCGTTAGAATCAAGCCAGTGTTTGGCTACAGTTTCAGTCTCAGAGACAAGATAGCTTATTCTGTTATAAACAGATAAAGTTCCAGACAAGATAATGCCTGTACTGATTGGGGAATCATCAGTGTGTCGTAATACCCCATCTAGTTCAACAAGTATTTTCACAAATAATCCTAGTTAGTTTTCGTAGCAATCACACTTACAGTCATCTTTAACACAGATTTCTTTATAAAGTTCGTGACCACAGTTTCTACAAGTGTCTAATAAAGACATTACATTCTTCCATATAAGGCTGCTCGCCTAATTAGTGTTGAAGCATCAGGAAGAGGAACACCATAAATAGACTCATTGCTTGAGTATGTCTGAGAAGATGCTTTAATATCTTTTAAAAGGTCAATAGTTCCACTGCGCTTGCCAGCCTGCCAACGATAGTTGTGAAAGTCAGCATAACCTTCGCCTTTAGGAGAGAACGCTTCAGAACGACCTTCGTGAATGTCGTTATAAAGGGCTTCAGCTTGTTGGAATGCAATGTGCAAAGCAACCTCAGCGTTTCTCTTTTGAGGTCCACCTTGAGCCAACTGAAGGTCTTGCATGGCTTTAGTAGCACGAGTGTAAGTTTGAGAGGCTAAGTGATTATCTGCTTGTGCTACTGAGTCCCACTCTGAAACAGTAGGAGCTGCTTGAGCAGGGTTAGGAGTAACAGCCCATTCGTTATACTTCAAATCATAAGCAGCATAAGGTTTGATAGAGCGAATGTTTGAAGAAGTAATAGCAAAGAAGGTTAGCTCAAAACCATTCCAGTTTTCAGTGGTTGGTTGTAGCTTCTCTCTGAAGTCTTCATTTAGTTGGTCTGCAATCTCTTTATCGCTTAATCCACGAAACTCTGGGTTAGCTTTACGAAACTGAACAAAATCAACAGACATCAGGCAGTCTAAATCGCCTGGCATACGGTCAGCAGACCATTGATAAGATACGCCAGACCCAGCCAAATACGGGTGAACCCATAGGTCAGCATGACGGTAACTTCTGTGCAAAAAGTCATGCAAAATACTTACAATGCCTTGACGAATTTGAGAACGCAAAGACCTGCCCTCGAACAACTTAGGGTCAAGTTCTTGGGCAGGCTCGCTGAAATACGAAGTTGGCAGATAACTAGTCATACAACTAGTCTAGTTTGCTGGCGTAATACTTTCTGGGTCAATTCCACGAGACTTCAAAGCATCCTTCATACGGTCAGGTACGGACTGTGGGGTAGGATTTGCCTTAGCAATCTCTTGCACAATGCGACTAACCAAAGACTGTTGGTCGATTTCCTTGACCAACTGCTGTGAAGTAGTGTAAATGTCTGCCACATTAGCAGGGCGTTGACCAATAAAAGTAGGCTCCAAAGCATCAGTTGTGGTAGCCATAGTTCCATCAGTGTAAAGGATTACGGTGTAAAAAGTTTCTACTGGTTTCATTAGTTATACATTCCCATGATTGCACGTTTCTTAGTTACCACTGTACTGTGAACAGGGCAAAATTGACACAAAAACACATTAATACCAGATTCACGAGAAGTAGGAAGACCCAAGTTTTTGCGTTCAATGTCAGTCTTAGGAACTAAACGCTTCTTCTCATCCATGTAATCGCCACAACCATCTTTAGGCTGTAAATGGTATGACCAGCACTTCATAGCGTCTTCGCCAAACTGGGACTTAGAAGTGTAATAGTCTTTGTCTTCAGTGAGGCTGTCTAAGCCTTCACCGCTACCAACAAGGTGACCAGCAGACTCACGCAACTGCTTAATAATAGCCTTACGGCTCTTTTCTTCCATCCACATCTTGACTGGAAGAAGGAACATTTTACCGACATGGCGTTCACCAGAATCAAACTCATGCTTTTCTAGAGTAAGCTCCAGCAAAACGTCAGTTTCAGGTGGACCATCGTGAGGTGGGAGTTCTTCAATAGTGTTACAGACGAGACAATAGACCAGTCGAAGAACTGGTCCATCAATTTCCCTAGAGCCGATTAATGGTGCATCAGACAATTTATGCTCCTTATAAGTGTACGGTTTATTATAGCAGGTTACTTACCTGGGTTTACTCGACCATCGGCTGGGAACTCACTGGTTACGAATCCGTAACCTGAGAATGGGTGAAGCGACTGACGGTTGTCGAGAGTCTTCTCGTTACCATCCATGTCGATTACCTCAGTGTCTGGGCGAACCTTACGGTACTTGCCATCAGTTGAGCCTTCTGCGAGGCTCTGGTTCATTGAACGTGAAGTGTTAACTGCCATTATGCCATTTTTCCTTTAACTCTTGCTGCTTTACGCTTCTCAGTACAAGGAGCACAAATGCCCTTACTGTACATGTACTCTACAGGATTCATAATTACGCCACATGTAGGGCATGGTGCTGAACCTTTATACAGTGTAGCATTTTGGGCGATTTTATACGCCTGAAGCTCAAGCGTCTCTGCGCCATCACCATCGAACATTACTCATCACCTGATTCTCTTAATGCTTTAGCAACTGCTGCTTGACGAGTGTTTGCTCGTTTATCTTTTGGGTTTTTGTGGGCTCCAGTACGAAACTTACCCATGTTATCGTTTAGGGCTGCTGATTCTGCTTTGCGGCGAGCCTCACTAGCACGGTTAGGAATAGGTCTCATTAGAGAGTCTCCAAGCTATTTCTATCTGCACCTGAAAAACCTGCAGGGCTTCCTGAATACCAGGATACTCTAGGTTCGGTGTATACACGGTCCAAGCTCACAACATCATCAATTTCTGGTTGCAATCTGATACCAAAACCAAAACGGCTAGGAAATAAACGAATCTGTGGCAATGGTGCAACTACCATGTCTTGTAGAACATTTCTTGGCATGGTCGCTGCCATCAATGCCTGCTGAGTTAAACGCTCCATGTTTGAAGCCCATGGACCGTTATAAGTCCAAGTAGGCTGCGGGTCTGAGTAAGCATCTTCAGATGGGGTATTAGTTACCCAAGGTTTTGTATAGTCGTAACGACCATCAGTTGAATTAGGCATTATCTACCCTCAGACATACCTGTTTGTAGAGAAGCGGAACGACCAGCTTTTTCAATGGTTTCAGGGCTAACTGACTCTGCCTTTTTGGCAGTAACCTTAGCCCAAGTGTCGTGAAAACGCTTAGGAACAGCATTGCTAGGGTAATAATCAGCAAATGCTGGATGAGTAGGAGTAGGAGTACCTGAAATGCTTCCATAAATGCTCTTAGCGGCATCCCAAACAACTGGTTGCGCCTCAATAGGTGCTAGACCGTGACTTGCACCTGCAAGCGCTGTAATCTCTTGGTGAAGACGGTAAACCCCTGGCTTTTGCAACTCGCCACTACCGCCACCGAGACCACGCCAAGGTTTCTTCCAACCACGCAGAATGTTGTTTTGGTGCTGGTCTTGGGTAGTGTCTCCAACTCCAGCAGATTCTGGGGAGTTGATGTTGTCAAAGAAGTTCTTTTCTTTCAAATCACCTAGAACTTGGTGTGGGTGTGTGCCCGACATGATTGCGGCAGCGTTAGCAATACGACTGCCCTCAACACCGTGGAAGTTCTGCACTACGTTATCTGTGTGCTTACCAGTGACATGGTTTTGTATAAACTTTTCAGCGTTTAGTTTATTTACGTTCCACTCTCCGCCACCACCAGACATAGAGGCGATTACACCTGCTGCTTGAGCAGTGTCTACACCATAACGAGCAGCTAAACGCTTAGCGTGGTTATTTGCTTCAAAATACCAGCCACGAGACTTATCAAAAGTACCAGTTGCTTTAGCGTGCTCAATAGCTGCGTGAGCGTTGTCTAACATTGTCGCAGCAGCACCAGTAAACTGTTTGCCTTCTTTTAGGCGACCCAATTGCTCCTGAGCTTCTTTTTCACTCATAGAGTTTGAAATAGTTCCTGGGCTTACGGCTAGCTTGATGCCCTTATCAGCCATCATTTTTTGGTTTAAGTCAGTACGGTCTTTAACTAAAGTAGGGTACTTACTTGCACGGCTACGCCCTAGTTTGTCTGTTTTATTAGAACGAATCTCTTTTGCCATTTTATCTCCAGACAGGCTTTAAGTAGGCTAGTGCATTTGCACGAGTTTGATTAATAGTTCCAGGAGAATCCGAAACCATGTTTGACTTACCATCATTAACTAGGTGAGGTGCAGGTACCAAATAAGTATTAGGAGCATTACGAGGAACTTGGTAAACAATACCGCCATTAATGTTAACTGGCTTAGCTTTCATCTGACGTTGAATCCCCATGTCAGCATTGAAATCCTGAGTCCAGAAATATTGAGAAGGCTCAATGCGCTCACCCTTGTGAACACCACGCTGATATGCTTTTTGGTTTAGACGACTCTTGACGCTATCTAATAGACGGTCATCTCTACGTGAGCGAATGGTTCCGAGGTAACCATCAGGATACTCTGCGGAAGGTACTCTTCCCGTTCCAATGCGGATAGCGTCAAGCTCACCACGAGCTACAGGTCCACCGTAGCCGCCTTGGTTGTTATAGCCTTGTAACCCGCCAGCTCCTAGCGATTGCCAGTTCTGGTTTGGGCTCATATTACCGACTGCACCAGCCATGGTTACCTACCTCTGGTCTTGGGTTTCGTCGTAGTTAGGGTTCTTGTTGTTTCTGCCAGTCTTAACATTATAAATCGCTTTTTCGTTACGACCACCGCCCTTAGCGGTTCCACCAGCAACAAGTAATGCAGTTTTCTTATCTGGGTAAACAGCTGATGCATCTAGCTCAGTAACTTTTGTGCTAGGTTCAATCCAAGAACCAATGTTTGTGGTTGGTTTAAACCCTGTAGATTTTTGAATGTGCTGTGCATGTGACAAAACATTGGCAGTAGTCAGTTCTTCAGCTGATACAGGCTTTGTCTCAATGCGCTTACCAGATTGGTCTGGTTCTCCACCAACAACAAATGCTTCGCTCTTTTTTGGCTCTAAGACATCGAGGTTGTTTACGTTCATTGTTGCTCCACCATTTTTATTGGTGTAGTCAATAAACTTTTGAGCAGCCAACATGCGTACAGGACCCATCAAGTGGCGAATTTGCATTCCTTGATTAGCTTCGTTTGCCATTATAAATCCTTAGCTGTTAGAGCCAGGGAAGCTAGGTGAACTAGGACCATCTCCCCAGTTAACGACTGTTTGACGGTTTTGCGAACTCAAACCAGCCAAGTGTCCTTGAGTAACCGAACTGGACTTGAAAGCACCGCCACCACGTTCAAAACTTGTGCGGTTCTGAGCAGACATTGAGTCAGCACCCATTGCACCTTCGTATGGGTCAGAGTGCACCGCTAGGCTGGTAGGGAATTCCCTACCAGACAAGTGGCGACCTGTCATTCCCATTAGAGGGCTGCGCTCTGCTCGCCACCCTGGAAGTTAGCGTTAGCGCCAGCAACCGAAGGGATAATCTTTGCAGATGCCATGGTAGGACCAGCAGCTGGGTCAATAGTTGGTGTGAATGGCACAGTGATACGGTATTGAGCACCGATGCGCTCAATGTTTGCACGGTTAGCCTTGCCACCCATAGTTGGGTCACCAGCCTGAGTGTTCTTCTTAGGCATTAGTGTTCCCTGCATTGCAGGTGCTGCACTAACTGGAATACGTGGACTGCCTACAGAAGCTGCTGCCTCGTATGCCTCTTCGTGGGTTGCGTGGTTACGTGCCATGCTCTTACCTGCTGCCTCTAGTGAGTTCGATGGGATGCCGTTACGTCTACGCATTGCGTGACCGACACTGAAATTGGTTGCCATGATGACTCCTTTTATATAAGAGTAAGGCTTTTTTAGTTCGAAGTCACGATAAACACCATGGCGCTGATGGTGCCATCTCGTGATTCAATGGAAGTGAACCCGATTCGACAAGTTAGGTCTTGACCTCTTGGTGCTACGAATCCACGAGCAATTGCAATTGCCTTAACTGCTTGGTTTACTGCACTTGCACCTACGGCACGGAGCTTCACTTGGTTGCTTGCGTAAATTGCGTGTGCGATTGCTGATGCAACAGATTGTGGATTAGAGCCACCTGATACCCTCAGGAAGTCTTCTTCGGTGATTGGTGTAACGATTTCTTCTGACATTGTAGTCCTTTAAATTAGAGAATCGCCATCCTCACATAAAGGGTACATTAAAATTAATAAAGTTTATCCCTATATTTAGGGTCTTTTACTTGAGCAATTACTTGCTTTTCTATTGAATCTATTTGGCATTCGCCAGCTAATCTGGCTAGAGCGTAGGCATCAGCAGCATTATCGTCGTTAAACTCAACGCCATACCGCTTGTAGATTTGCATAAGCATCTCTTGTTTTTTAGCGTTACCTTTGCCTGCAGCATACTTTTTTAAAGTCATTGGCGGAATTTGTAATGGAGTTCTAAGTTGTTGGTTAACATCATTGCTAAAGTAATCAAACAAAAATAATTTTACAGTTGCAGCAAGTTCTCCGAGAACTAGTGCTGATTGACTAGCTAGAACTGTGCCTTCCATAGCGATGTCAAAAATGTCATTGCCGTTTTCTTTTAAAAACTCTAACTTATCGATTAGCCAGTTACCAATATCAGCTAACCTACTGACACCCCTGTACTCTGATTTATAAACCCAAGTCTCATGGTGTGTTGGCTCTAGAATGTTTATAGCAGATACGGCAAAACCAGTCAGTGATTGGTCAATGCCAATAGCGACTGGTTTACCTGGGACTAACCCACCATCAAAAGTTTTTTCAGACATTAAAACAATTTTAGTGCATCAGTTTGCAGCATTACTTCATTAACCTGTTCGTATAACCCACTAAAATCACTTGAGTTACTTAAATACTCATCAAATAAATATGAGTTTAGGTCATTTTCAGAAATGTGGTCATTGGCTGCTAAAAATCCTGGACGCATAACCCTCCAAAGTTGCCCGCCAGCTTCTTTGATAGCATTAGCCTCATTTTTAAATCTGCAATCTGCAAAAACTACATTTTCATATTTTTCAGCTTCTTGCATAGCCAAGTTAACCCAAAAGTTTTCCCCAAACATGTTGCGACCAACTTCAGTTCCAAGTCGCTGCATGAGTGGTCGAATGTCATTACTCATGCTTTTTAGGTTTTCCCAACCACTTAAACGTACAGCTTGAGCTAACGAAACATACTGACCAGCGATGTTAATAACTGGGTCTAGAGCAACTAATGCATCACGCATTGGTGTAGCAAAAGATAGTTTAGTAAAACCATAGTTTTTTTCTAAATGGTCAGCAACAGTGTCTTTACCTGCACGAGCCCATCCTGATAACCCAATAATCATTAGAACCCAAAGTCCTTTCGATTAGCACGCTGGTCATTAGCACGGCGAGTAATCTCACGACTAACTAGAGCTAAATCACGTTCATGGTTGTTTAGCATCATTTCAACCATTTTGCGATAAGCATACTTATTTTCTAAATCAACTGACGCTTCACGAATGTCTGGGTCAACAGAAATCTGTGCCTTAATCAAAGTAATCCGCTCACCCTTGACCTGAGAACCCATGCGAAGAACAAGCATTTTGTTTTCCATGTAATCAAGTTCTTTTTGAGCGCTACGCTCTTGGATTTGAGCAATCGCAAGTTCAGATGAAATGTAGTCTGCCCATGCTGTCAGCTGAGTAAACACTTCAGCCAACTGTTCACTACTAAGAGTAGTTATGTCATTAGGTAAGGTTACTTGTTGAATTTCAGGCTTATAAAACTTAAGACCAAATTTACTCATTACATCAGTCATTTAGAGCTCCTTATATGCCTTGCACTGGTCACAGCTTCCTGATGCACTAATGTTACACTTTGGAGCAGCATCAGCCTCTAGCTGTGTTGCCAATACTTCTGCAGCCTCAAATACGTGGCGTACTAATTCATAGTCACGACCTACAACAAACTCTTTGAATGAGTTGTCAGCTTTTAGCTCATACAGGAAAACAATTTGTTCAACTGGGTTACCCATTCGGCGCATTAGCTCTAGGTAAATCTGTCCTTGCAAAATGTGCTCACCAAAAGGACGGCGAACTTGACCCCAAGCCTTCATGAAGTCACCATCAGCATCTGACATTAGCTGTGGTGCCATAGCACGGATAGTTCCTGGACCAATGGACTTAATCTCAATGAGGGCATCGCCCTGAGCATCCTTGACCCAACCATCGGTGTGACCAGCGATGTGCAGGTCATCATCAATCAAAGTTACTTCATCGTAGACTAGCTTTGACCAAGGTGCTTGGCAAACCTCGCACTCTTGAGGTGAAGTTCCCCAAGTGACTGAATCACAAACATCGCACTTAAACTTACCGTGAATGATTCCCATTTCTTGGAACCAACGTTGCCACTTGGCGTGAATGTAGTGACCTTCGTCAAAAATTACTTGAAGACGTAAGGTAGGGTTAGCAGCCACCTTTGGGTAACCCTTTAGGAGAAAGAACGAACCACGCTTACACCAGTTAGGTTTAATAATCTCTGATGGGTGAAGCACGTCTGTACGGCGGTCACCTTTAGGGCGCTGCATTAAATGGCGCTCTAAGTCACCGATTAAACGAGTTGGGTATTTCTTTGCTTCTAAGAACCTTTTTAGTTCTTCACTAGAAATCTTCGTAGCCATCTTATTCCCTTTCATTGATACTGAAAATGTATTCTTTCAGCGTCATGCTTCTTTTATACTCTCTTTGCCACTTCCGCACAAGTGCGTTTCTTTCTCTATGGGAAAGACCGCCCCAAATACCATGTGCTTCTTTAGAGCTTACAGCCTCCCATAGACATTGAGCTCTAACTGGGCACGGTGGCACATCATCAAAACCAAAACAATAGCTTTTTGCCTCATCGGCAATAACTCTGTAAAGATTCTTATCTCTTGGTGGATAGAAAATATCTGGATTGTCTATACCATCACAGGCAGCAAGGTTATGCCAGCTGTAATCACCGTTTAGTAGTTGTTGAAGCAAGGTTACGCCACATCTCCGTCAGTAATAGGGCTTCCCTTTGCGTATCTCCCATTTATCGTACCCCTAGTCATAGTACGAATACGATGACAATTACTACATACTACCTCACACTTAGCAATTTCTGCAAGTAGGATGTCCATAGAAACTCGCTTGTTAATCATTCTAGGGATGTTATCTACCTTTTCAAATTCAGGTAAATGGTCAAAATCCATTACATATGGAGGATATTTAACGCCACAGTCTTTACAGGGCACGTCTTTTATTGAATCAATGAGCTCTGCTCGTTTAAACCTAAGCGACCTACTGTAGTCATTTACATGTAAGTTTTGTTTTTTACCCCAGGCGGTATGTGCTTTTGTAACACAGGAGCGACATTTCGGAAAAAGTTTCCCTTTACGTCCAGCAGCTATTTCTGATGGACAGAATGGTCTAAAGTTATCTTCAGTAAAAGGTTTTTCTTCTTTACACGTTATACAAATATGAGTTTCCATAAGCTAATTTTACTTAAAAAACTACGTGAATGTTGTGAAACATAGTTTTAGTTAAATCATATCTAGTTTATGAAGCAGTTCAAATAAATCTGATTCAAGCAAAATAACGTAGTCTTCTCCATCTAAGTGAATTCCAAATACAGGTGTGCGTCCATCCATGATGGCTTCGTTTGTAATTTTCTTTAGTTCTTCAGACTTAATAGTCTTGGTTTTCTTACCTGTCCATTTGTGTTCAATGAGCAGGTCAGAGTTTCGTACATCGCCTTTGCGAGTCCAAAAAGCCCCAGAAGCAGCTGTGGTACTACCACCGACTGCTTTAGCAATACGTTTTTCATGCTTCTGGGACTGTTTTTGACCCTCACTCTTCATTGAGTGTAATCTTTCCTTCGTTGTATGCCTTAATGATGCGAGGAACTAGAAAGAATAGTTGTTCACGAGTGTAACAAGTCGAGCAGCCACAATAAGCTTCTCCACTTAGGGTTGTAAAGGAGCTAGTGTCTGGTGCTTCATCTTCAGGTTCTTCCTCAGCTGATTCTTCGCACTTCCACATGTACTCTTCGTATTCAGTTTCTAGCTTTTGTGACCAGTCAAGGTCTTCAATAAAAAACTCTTGCTTACTCATTGTTGTCTTCCTCGGTTCGGTGTGTAGAGTTAAGGACCTTCGCACGAAGTTCCTCGAACAAGTTTACATCTTCACGTACCGAATCCGCAAATGCGCTAATGCCATTCCATTTTTGGTCACCGTAGTTAACCCAGCCACCTTTACGCTCAACTACTCCAAGGGTAACTGCCATGGTAGCTACTTCCTTTGCAGTGTCAAAGTCTCCTGGCTCAAAAATACTCCACTCCTTAAAGTAGTAGTCAACATAGGCTACTTGGTTTGGTGGTGCAGTTTTGTTTTTAATAATCTTCATACGAATTTGCTGACCAACATTGTGCTCATTTACACCAGAGCCAGCCTTAATCCAGTCTGTACGCTTTACCTCAGTGCGAGTAAAGTAGGCATAGTCTTTACCAACACCGCCTGGGGTAGTTCGTGGGTCTCCGTGCATTACACCAATCTTCATACGCCACTGGTTAATGATGATGCCAAGAATTGGTCGTTCTTGCTCAGTCATAGAGCGCTTCATTGCAGCTCCAGCTTTACGGAAAAACTTGTTAGTGATGAGAGCACCACGACCTACGGTCATCTCATCCATTTCCTTTTCAGCTTCAGGGCTTGGAACTAGGGCAGGAAGAGAGTCAATAACAATAGCATCGACTGACTTTGATTCAGCAAAAGCAATAACCGCCCCATAAGCGTCCTCCATGATGTTTGTTTCAATTACGATTACTCGTGCAAGGTCCACCCCACACATTTCGGCATAAGCTGGAACCCATTGTTCTGCAGCAACCCAGACAGCTGTGTATTCAGGATTCTTTTGCTGATTTGCTGCAATAGTCTTGAGTGCGAGGGCAGTCTTTCCATGAGAAGGTTCCCCAATGAGCTCGTTCCACTGATTTGTAGGGAATCCGCCTCCGAGGACGTAATCAAAAGTTGTAGACCCTGTTGTTGCTCTAGTAATAAGGTCACTTCGAATGTCTTCTCCAATGACGACAACATCGCCTCCAAGTTTCTTGTTTATCTGGGCAATTACTTTTCGTGCTTCAGCGTTTATCATTATCCAACTTTTCCAATGATTGTTGTCGGGTTGTAGTTGTTAGTAGCATCGTTTCCCATAGCAGGTTTAGCAGCTCCTTGAACGTTTGCACCAGTGAGCGAACCGTAACGTGAGCCTGATTGTTGTACGGGATACCCACAGTCATAGCAACGCTGTTGCGTTTGAGGCGATGCAGAAAAGTAGTTGCCAGACCCACAGTCAGGACACGTAGCGTGCTGGTTAGCACTCTGTGCCTTAGTTGGCGTTTGCTGGGTTTGTTGAAACACAGGCATCTGCGCCATTGGCATCTGAGAAGGTGCCGAAATAGGTGCACTCACTGGTGCACGATTAGGCGTGCTAGGTTGATTCCCTAGTTTTTGCGCCCACCAATCAGCATTAGACATCGTATTCCTCCTTGCAAGAGTCGTGTACCCAACGACCTACACCGCCATCAAAGGAGATGTCTTCGCCTTCCCAAAACTCTTCTCCACATGAACCGCAGAAACCATCAAATTTTGCCTTCACTTTTTACTCCTTGAAATAGATAATAAATTATGGTCAACTAGCTGTGATACTGCCCCTGTAATAGCGTTACCCATACCTTCTTCAAGCGCAATCTGCACTTTACCTGCTAGGTCTCCGATAACTTCCAGTAGTTCTTCTGGCAGTTCTTCTAAATCTTCAAACATCATTGCTACAAAAGCTTCGGCATAAATAGTTGAATAAGTAGTTATAAACGGGAACAAATGTGAGATTCGTTCAACTCGTTTTTCACTCTCTTCCTCTTCCCTATCTGCAAGTTCGTCGCTGATAGGTGTGCAACCAAGTGCCAAGCTCAATGAGTAAGCATTAGGTGTTTGAGTATCTAATAAAAATTCACGAAGACTGTTCTTGACATCGGCTCGTGACTTATACTTCTTTTTTGCTGATTTAAAAGGCAAGAACATTACTTAGCTTGCCCCCATTTATCTACAACATAAACTTCAGCCTTCAATGGAACAGTAATTTGCGGCAAACGGATTCCTTCCATTGATACACGAATAGACTCAGCTACTTCTTCTGCACGGTCTTCTGGAGCAATAGTCACCAGTTCATCGTGTACTGTAAGGATAACATTAATGTCTGGTTCATCCAAGAAGCACGAATGAGCTCGAATAATAGCTAACTTCATGATGTCAGCAGCAGACCCCTGAATCATCGTGTTGAACGCTTGACGTTCTGCACGAGAAACTAACGACATTTCTTTGCTAAGCAAATCAGGAATGTAACGACGACGACCAAACAAAGTTTCTACATAAGGTATAGGCTTTTTGTTTTTAGCGTAACGAATGACTTCACCCTTGTAACGAGCAATAGAAACAAACTCTTGTTCAAATCGAGCAAGCAAATCTTTAGCTTCAGTTAAGGAACAACCAATAGACGAAGCAATTTTGTCTGGACCAACACCATACGAGATAGCAAGAACTAGAACCTTACCAGCTTTACGGTCAACACCCATAGTGTCACCAATAGTGGTGTAGATGTCTCCTCCTGTGCGATAGTTTTCTACTAGCACAGGGTCATTTGCCAATGATGCAATAACTCTTGGCTCAATTTGAGAATAGTCAGCAACTACTAGTTTGTGTCCTGGAGGAGCAACAAATAAGTTTCGGATTAGTTTTCCATACTCACCTGATGAGGGAATGTTTTGTAGATTAGGCTCACTTGATGCAAAACGACCAGTTTCAGCACCGTGTGCCTTGAAGTTAGTGTGTACACGACCACGAATCAGAAGTGACTTCTTTTCTACCGTAGTCTTCTTTCCGTTAGTCTCACGCTCAACTGTTCCTCCCTTATAAGGAGTCACATAAGTAGTCATTAGTTTGTTGAGGTCTTGGTACTCCAGAATAGCGTCTACAAGGTCATCCTTGCCTCGATACGGCTCTAACGCAGACGAAGACGTGGAATAGTGGCTAGAGTCCAATTCGTTGCCTGCACGGAGCGTTTCTACTCCCTTATCAGTTAGAGCATTCTTATTAATGTTCCTATTGATGTGGGTTTTTGGAGTAACACGAGGCTTCTTGCCATCTTGCCTATCAAACAACAAACGTTGCTTTTCTTGCACTGAGTTAATAGCAAAGGGTTTGCCTGCAACTTTAAATGCCTTGGCTTTAGCAAGTTCTTTATCATTGCTAATCTGTTCCGCAATAATGTCTAACTGCTCTACATCGATTGGTGCTCCAATTAGTTCCATGTCACAAAGAGCTGGCAAAACATCCATCTCTAATCGCCATACACGGCGTAGATTGCCCTCAATCTTAGGGTTTAAAGCATTGTAAAGTTTCCAAGTAACTTCAGCATCAATACCTGCGTATTTTGCTACGTCATCAAAAGAGTGTAAGGCTACGTTTTCACCAACACCCTTTTCAACTTCAATGCCAAGTTCACGGCGCACACAGGCAGCCAATCCGAGGTCAAACTTGTTTAGATTATTTACAATAAAAGCAGCCATCAAAGTATCAAAGTGTGGTCCAGTCGGAACTACGCCACGATAATACTTAGCAATTGACTTTAAATCAAACTTGGCATTGTGTGCAATCTTTAGTTGCTTACCAAACATCAATGGCTTGATAGCAGCAAATACTTGACCAGGAGTTAGTTGTTCTGGAGCAGTACCAAACTGTGGTTCCCATTTACGCTGGTCTTTAGAGTAGTGTGCCTCAGTAATAGGCTTACCTTCAGCAAGACGCTTCAATCCTGGAAGCAGTAATGGCTTCTTGAAGCTTTCAAAGGCACCATTAGGGTGCCCCATAGGAATAACGTCAGTACGCCCTTCAGTAGCAAACGCAATCCAACAAACATCATTAATGACAGGGTTGATACGAAACTCACCAATGGTCTCAGTGTCGTATGCAAAAGCTGGAACTTTAGAGTAGTAAGTTACAAACTCTTCAAGTTGCTCTGGTGTAGTAATAATGTTCATAATGTCCCCAAAAGAGAAAAAGTAGGAGGAAAGCGAAAGGGAATAACGCTCTCCTCCTACTAGTTCAGTCGCTACTTAGTCACGCCTGCAGCAAGCTGGCGAGCAAGAATTAGCAGTTCCTCACGAGGGGTGGCGTAAATGGCACTGCTGTCGTAGCGGGTGGCTGAAGAAAGAGCTTCTTCAACAACATCGATGTCGAGTCCCCAGTCCTCAGACAAGTCAACAGCCTTTACACGCTCAAAGGTGTAAGAAGTGCTGGTGCTCTGTCCCTGACGGGAAATCGAGTAGAAGAACTTACCTAGTGGACCACGGCGTGGGTCTTCGTGAGCAGCAAAAATAATGCGTGCTAGAGGACGGCTTGCGGTGAGCAGTTGGGTAGTTGGTTCCTCATCAGTGAGTACGACTACGTTGAATACGAAGCGAGGAGTTGGCTTGTCACCTGCAATGGTGCAAAGTGGGCACTCTTCCTTCAAGCAAACGAATGAACGCTTGCCCTCTGAACGGTTAATCCAGTGCTGCTCGTAAACGTAGAACGGCTCATCGTCAAGGAAACGAATAAGCTGTGGGGTCTCAGAGAGACGAAGGTCAGTAGCGTAGCTGCTTTCCTTCTTGCTTGGCTTTAGGAATGCCTCAGCGGCAGTCCAGCCTGACTGAACGGTGGTGCCGTTCTTTGCAGGGATGTTCTCGTCCTCGTCTTCAAAGTAAGACGAAGCGTTTGCGGATGGTGCAGTAGTCATAACGTGACTTCTTTCGGTTAGTTGGTTATTCGGTTAGTTACGTCTTTCCAACGCTCTAGAAGAGTGGTTGTCAAGTCGTGGTGCTGATTCCATTCTACACGTGCTGACCCTAAAAGTCCACGCCGTGAGAACTCCTCAACAGTTATCTCAATGATTTCCCGTGGGTATACACGGTTACCTTTGACTTTTTGACCGTTTAGGCTTTTAGACCTTAGACGGTAAGGAGCGATTGGAATGTATCCTTTTCGTTCCCATAATCTTATTGTAACGATTTCTTTCCCAAGTGCAAGTCCGAGAGCTTGAATTGTGTAAAGCTCAATTTCTTTGCCATTGAAAGTTCGAACAATTGGGTTATTTTCCCAACTCTCTAACTCTACTAAAGATTTTTGCTTCCTTTTAGCAGCAAGCTCGCTGGGTTCACGCCGTGCCTTCTTGGAACCTGGAGCTTTATCTAACCCTTCAAATGCACGAAGGATGTCAGCTTCGCTACGAATGCCTGCCATAAATTAATTCTTCTTTGTTATTAGCGCCCAAGTGATTGAACGTGGGAACATTGCATCAAGTTGCTCTTCAGTAATCTTGTCTTGGTATAGACAAGCCATAAGAGCATCTTCATTGATTACACGCTTCATTTCATACACGTCATCACCAATGCCAGTCTCAGCAATAATCTGCTCAGCAACTTCTTCATTAAGTTTGCGAGTTACACGACCCTGCTTTTGGATTCGTGCTAAACCTTCGATTTCTTTGTCAAGGTAAAGATTTACTGAAACTTCTGATTCAGCATCACCATTAGCCTCAATGTATTCGAACAGTTTGTCACGAAGCTCTTTTGAGCGGAGCTCCATAGTTGCCATGCTCTTCTTAATGAGAGCATACTCTCGAACCTGTGACTCTAGGTCATCTGGATTGAAGAAGCGGTCTGTGTCTTCTGGTATTAGATTTGCCATTTTTTTACCCCTAAATAAGTGCGTTGGATATAAATCTTATCAATGAACCTACAGTAAAGTCAACACCGCCATCTTTATTGATGTTTAAACCGTCAAGAATGGCTCCCGCTACATCCTTCTTTTGACTGAGCATGTCGTATTGTCTTTGTTCAATAGAGTCTTTTACTAAGATGTCTTGAATTGTGATGGTTTGCCATGTACTGGAAGTACGATTAATCCTACCGTTACGTTGTACTGCAAGACCAGCTGACCATGGTTGGTCATAGTTTAGTAGCAGATTTGCCTGAGGTAAATCAACACCATAACCTCCAGCATCAGAACTGACAAGTACCCTGATATGACTGCGAGTTTGAAATTTAACTTTGGCATCCTCTTTTTTGACAGCATTCATTTCTCCTGTGTAGGCAACTGCTCCGTAGCCCTTTGTATTGAGTCTTTCCACAATCTCTGCAACAGAATCCAGATATGACGTGAAGACAACGGCTTTGTAGGTATCATCGATGTCTAAGTGCTCCTCTAGATATTTGATTGCAGAATCTAGCTTAGGTGTTTTTGAAATGCCATGCAATAAATCTCCTAAGGAGTGGACATACGCACTTCCCTTACCTGTGTGGTTATCAAAGTTTGTATAACTAGTCTTTAAAACATTTGGGCTAGAGCAAAGCATTCTTAAAGCAGAGATACGTGACATAACCTCACCTCTGAGTTGATTTGCGGGGTCACCAGGGGTATTAGCTTGACCGTAGTGAGCAGCTAAGTTAAACCCACTACCAAAGGTGTCACTAGCATCTCTAAGTAACTCTAGTAAGTCAGCAGCAATGTAGTCGTATAACTTTTTGCTAGCACCATCTAGTTTCACTATAAGTGGCTCTCTGTATACTGCGTCTGGCAAATATGGTTTTACATCTTCGTCGGTTTGTGATTTACGAACTGTGTATTCAGCTAAAGTTTCATTTAATACTTGAAGGTTTCTATATCTTTGTACACCACCAAAGTGGTTACGAACAATAAAGGTTTTATCAAATAGGTCAAATCTTCCAAGTACCTTGGAGTCTACGAACTGCATGATAGAAAAGATTTCTTCAGGTCTACCGTTTTCAATGGGAGTACCTGTAAGAGCAAACTTTATAGAGATATGTTTGGCTAACTCTTTAACTTTCTTAGCTCTTTTAGCTTTAAATCCTTTAATAGCTGTGGCTTCATCACAGATGATGGCATCAAAAACAAAAGTGGTTAAAGTATCCCAGTCGTTTACTACTTGCTCATAGTTCATGACTACATAGTCGTAAGTAGTGGCTTCAGCATATAGCTTCGCTCTTTGCGTGGAAGTTCCATCAATTACGATTGCAGTTCTGTCTGTAAACTTTTCAACTTCTTTTTTCCACTGATACTTAAGAGATGCCAAACAAAGAACAAGGACAGGCTTGGTTATTTGTCCTTGCTCTCTGAGAGTTTCAATGGAGGCAATTGTCATTGGAGTTTTGCCAAGACCCATTTCATACGCAACTAGAATGCGTTTTTTATCCACCATCTTTTCGACAGCTTCAACCTGATACGGCTTAAGGGTTCCCTTGAACATAAGCGGCTTCTCCGTATAGTGCAGACTTAGCGTTTTCTAAGCCCCAGAGAATTTCTGCATCGGACATGTCTCCAGGGTCTTTCTTTCCACTATCACCATAGTTGAAAAACCACAAGTTTAGTCCGTATTTGCGTCCCCAAACCAACATTTCTTTGCTTGCTTTTTTACCTGCATTGTCTACGTTTGGGTTATCAAAAGCACAAATAATTTTTGAAGAATACCTGAGAAGTTTAATCTGTTCCTCTGACACTGCTGAACCACAAATAGCAACAGCACCAGAAACCCCTGCTGAATGTAGCCGAAGGCAGTCAAGAGGAGATTCAACAACAATAGCTACATCTTCTTTTTGAACGTTTACTCCGAAAAGAGTTTTTGATTTTGAAAGTCCTGATGGACGGTTCATAAAGGTTCGGTCTACAGTTCCTTTTTCTTGCCAACCCAATAGCTTATTGAAGTGCGGTTCACGTAAAGGTAAAATCCAAGCACGCTTCACTGCATCCCATTGAACCCCATATTCTTTTGCTGAGTCTGCAGTAATGTTACGACCAACTAAAGCATCTTGTGGTGGGTCAACGTATACTGCCAAACGAGCTTCTGACATTTCAATTGGCTTAGGCAAACTATGAATGTAGTTAGGAAGTTCGTCAAGCATACCCATGAGCTGCTCTACAGTCACATCAGCTGCTAGCTTTAGCCATTCTTTAGCAGCTTCGTAGTCATATGCTTTGTCAACACCCCAAGTTGTAATGTAAAACTCTTTAACATCACAAACTAACTGAAGTAAGTTCCCTTTGTAGTGGCAGGAAAAACAAGTGTGCATGCCAGTAGAAAGATTAATCCACCATGATGGCGAGTTATCTACTTTACCTGTGCGCTCGTAATGCATTGGGCATAATGCGTTTGCCTCATCCCCACGTGAGTCGTAGTCAAGACCCATCGCATCTAGGGCGGTAACTACATCAAATTGGATGTGCATGTTTACCAACCACCAGATGCGTAAGTGTTAAACGGTGTACACATCTTGCATTTGGTGTCTTGCTCTTCATCGTGAAAACAACCAGTATCCCAACGCCAAGTAATAGTAGTCTCTACTGGACCACAGTTACGAGCCTGTACAACTCGCAGTGTGCGAAGCTGCTCTTCATTATCAATTGGCTCAAGACCAAGAATCACATCTGAGTCTTGAAAAAAGGAAGAAGAGTAACCAATTGAATCCGCAGAAACTTTGTTGCCCTTCATCTTCCAAAGAAGAGTTTGAGTAGTAATAATAACTGGGATGTCTAAACGCTGCGCTACACGTTTTAATCCACGAGTAATGTTGGTCAATGCTTGTGGAGTGTTAGCTTCTCCAGTTACTTGGTCAAGCATGAGGTAAACACCGTCAATAAACAACACATCTGGGTTTAGTTGCTCGGCTTTTGCCATCAAAGCATCGATAGTTAGTCCATTAACAGCATCAACCAAGTGGAATGGTTTCATCTTAGCGGTGCGAGCAGCCATCATTTCAAGACGATACTTTTCGTCACTGTTTAACTTACCTAAACGCAGATTAGTAGAGTTTAGGTGTGCTCGCATAACATCGTGACGCTGTGTCTGCTCACGGTTGTTCATCTCAAAAGACTGGAACAAAGTCGTGTAACCAGCTTCATGAACATTGATAGCGGTCTGCAAACCAATCTGTGACTTACCAGTCTTTGGCGGTGCAATCAATGTAATTAACTGACCGCCTTGTAGCCCAGCAGTTGCTTCATCAATAGCTTTAAATCCAGTAGGAATCCCCAGCAAATCGTGGGCACCCATGTTTTCATACTCTTCAATACGCTTGGATGGGTCATCGGTCAAGTCTACGTGAGTAGTTCCCATGACACCTTGGGCTTGTACCAATGAAATGGTTTTACTCATTTCACCTAAAGCAGCCTCATGGTCATTGGCGCTCATCTTAGTCATTACATCTTGAATGCCATTACGAGTCAGCATGTTACGGCGAAACGTAACCATGGTATCGATTAGATAATCAAGTGACTCTTCGATGTTGTACATCTTGAAGTTAGGGAAGTTATCCTTGATAGTTTCAGGAGTTGGTACTACCCGATACTTAGCGTAGTGGTCACGAATAAAAGCCCAGATACGGCGAAGGTCTGCGTCTACAAACCAGTCTTCTTTGATTCCATTTTCAATAACTGGGATAATCTCACGGTCACGAATGACCTTACTAAGGAGACGGTGTTCGTTATCTAGTGCCATTTATTTTCCCTTTTCGTATTTCTATAAGTTGTTTAGTTCTAAACCCCAAGAACCATATCTTGCAACTCGCTCTCGTAAATCTATCACACCTTTTAGGTTTGGTCGATACGGCAAATCGCTAATAAAATCCTCAATGTCTGAGTAAAGCTCATAATAGTTGAAAGGGTTTGCACCCCTTCGTTCTAGTTTGTCTATTAAGTTTTCTAAAATTTTTTCAGTCCATTGCTCATTGGCAAATCCTGCAAGTTCAACAGAAAGTCCATACTTATTGGATAGGTTCCATAGTTGAGATAAAGCAACACGGTTTATACCAAGTAGTTTACGCTCCGTAGAACTTCGAAGTAGTTTACGTTCATCTACAAGTTCGGACTCTGTTACAACATCTACTACAACAATAATACGTGGCGGTGTTTCATTTGAGATGTCTCCACCTTGCATTACAACACCAAAACCTTTCCGTATTTAATCACAAAATCCCTAAAAGATTGAGTATCTTTAAAAGCTTGTTCTAGCTCTTCATCGCTTACATTATCTGGAATTTTAATTTGCACTGCTTCTTGACGAGTTTGAAACTTGTCTCGCATAAACTTTGAGTGTTTACACCTAGCATTTTTTTGAAAAACTGTGCAAGAACAACGAATCTTTGTTGGGTCTTCAGAGTCAACGGAAACTTCAGATACGCCTTCATCGCCCAAAAACATTTGAACGGTACGCCATTCAATCTCCATAATCACTCCTAAGTGTTATTCAGAAGCTTTACGAAGGTCTTTTCCTAAGATTTCAATCTGTTGAAAAGCTTCATGAGCAAAACTACCCATTGCTTCACTGTACTGTTTCGCCCATTTTTCACGAGGGACGTTAGTAGTGATTATAGTTGGTAAAGCCTTGTCATAGCGTGAACGAAGAATCTCATCAAATGAGCTGTCGTTGTACTCTGAGCCGTACTCTTTACCCAAGTCATCTAAAATAAGCAGACGAACATTTAGGTGGTCGAACTCTGTAGAGGCACGACCATGAAAGCCTTCCATTTCCAAGTGCATTTCTGCTTTGGTTTCAGGGTCAGCTTCAAACATAGCTTTCTTGCGAGATAGAAACTCTGGAAAAGTCATGTAATAAATTGGGCGCATGTTATTGCCATAGTTTTTAGCTGAAATGTTTAGCAAGTTACGTGCTTGAATAGGGTCATTAGGAAGACGGCGAACAAATTCCATAGCGGTCACTACAGCATGAGTAGTTTTTCCTAAACCTGGGGCACCATCAAAAAGCAAACCTACTCCAGTGGTCCCTAAACCACCAATAGCCTTAATGTTATTTCCCTCTAAGACATTCTCAAGCCAAAGCTCAATAAGCGGAGAAAAGCTCCCTGTCTTTTCTACAATGTCTGCTGGCTCATACCCAAAAAAACGTCGTGGAATGTTTGAGTTTTTAGTAATCCAGTGTCGCTTTAAAAAAGTTAGTTCTGATGCTCCGTACATTATTTTCCCTTTAGTTTAGTTTCATAACGAGCCATTGCTGCACGCCCTGCAATAGTGTTATCAAATTTTAATCCGTCTGAAGCATAAAGATACTTGCTTGGAAGATTACTGTCAAGTGCTGCTGGTTTTGCGTACTCCAGCTCATCCTTGACTTTACCCAAGTTTTGAGTAATTGCAGTAACAAACCGTAGGTGTGACTTGAATGGACTAGCTTTCAAACGGTTAATGTTGCGCTCATCATCAAAGAACTGTTCGAGGATAATCATCTCTTGCTCTGCGGTTACTCCAAATTGCTTGCGGTTTTTATTTAGCAAAATAGCTAACTCCATAGCATTCACAATGTTTGGAATTCCAGGAATCTTCTCATAGATACGCTTTGCAAACTCTGCAGCTACATCTGCGCCAGTCCATTCGTTCTGAGGACGAAGGTGACGAGTATGAGGTTTCTTAGGAATCTTTTTTCCTGCTACTGGAACTTCCTCTTCGAATCGACCAAAGCCACCAGCGCTGTCATCATCTTCCGACCAACGATTAACCATCTTCTTGTCCTTTGATGTTTCAGCAGCGGAGCTGCTAACTAAATACGAAGTATTTAGTTTATTAACTGTAATTAACTTATTTAAGCTATTTAAAGAGTCTGTTGATGTGTCAGCAGTGACACGTGGTGAAACTTCCTTTTTAACGATTTCTACCACCGATGTTTCATTGGTGACACATCGTAAAAGTTTATAGCGATTGAAATGGAGCATGCCAAAATTGCGCTTGGTTCGGTCCACAGAAACAAAGCCTTTTTCAGTAAGAACCTTCAAGGAACGGTTTAAAGTACTACGACTTAGACCTGAGAGTTCCTCTAGGTCTTCCATACTTGCATTTACTTCATTCCAACGGTCTAACTTAGTCCTAAGAACTAAGAACAGTCGTAGTGCGCTATCTTCTAACTCAAGTAGTTCTTTTGCGTCTTCTTTATTCATTTCCCTTTACCTACGATTTAATACACGAGGCTTTGATGTTACAGCATCAATAGTCAAACGCACAACCGAGGAAATGAGATTGCCAGTTAAAAATGCAGCAATACCCAAAGGATTATGAGGGTAAATAAAATATCCACCTGTACCAGATAGTACAAGGTCAACTAGTGTTTTTACTAGACGAGAAGAGTTCCATGGAGCAAGTATGAGTTCCGTGGAATAGTAAGTTGCCGCTCCAACAAGCAGCGCATCGATTAAGTAGTCCATGCTACTATCTTAGGATGAAAATCCTAAGAATTCGATTGTAGATAAAGTATCGTAACCAGTAGTCACTATGTATGGGGTATTGATAGGCAAGAAATCATTAATGTTGTTTTTTAATAGATTAAGCCTAAAAGTTTTTTGAGGATAAGCAATTGACTCTGAATCATTTGGTGTGCTTACCCAAGCTGCACCACGGTTTACATAGTCACCGTCAAAATAATCAGTTGCAGCGTAACCTTGCTCAATTTGTGCAGCATCAAAATAGAGTGCACCAGTTTGTGCAGTTGAGTTACTAACTACTCCATTTAGGTATAAAGAACCATTGTATGGAGGCACAAATACTGAGACTTGGTATCTGCTCCATGTACTGTTTACGTTTGGAATAGGAGTAACAGTAGTAGTTACGTCAGCACCATTTAGGTTTACTATTACATTAGTAGAAGAGTCACGAGCAGTTATTGAGAATGAAAGTTCTGCTGTTCCGCTACCTGTTTTTGCATATACTGAGAAAGTGTAATACGCTCCAGATTTTACTACATCAGTGTGGCAAGTCATTGAGAATGGTGTAGAGCCACTAGTTGTGACATGCAGCATGTGAGAGCCGTCTAAAACACCTGGAACAGTTGTTGTGAGGCTGTAGTCTGTAGTTCCACCTACAACTACCCAATCTGAGTCTTCGTCCCCATTTGAAGCAAATGACGGATTTTCAAGGTAATTTATTTTACTTGGAGCTAAATAAACTAGAGTACCATTAGCTGGGTAATAAACTGCTGACCTTGAGTCACTTGAATCAGCAAACTGAATCATGTCTAAATAGTAGGTTTTTGCAGCAGAAAAAGTAAATGTCAAACCCATGAAACGTGCACCTGTAGGTGCGGTTGCTATGAATGTTTTACGACCCCAACTTGTAGTTACCGAGTTAGACGTTCCTGTACTTGGGCTACCAATAGCAGTGCCTGTATAGTCATACCAAGTGATTGTAGGAGTGATGGAACCACCCGTTGCAGTAGCATTGACGTAGTAAGAAAGTTGGTAGCTAACTCCTTCAGTTACAGCTACACCATTAAATACTGGAGTAGAGTTTCCTAAAGAAATGGTTTGGTTAGTTGCGCTGGTTATAATTTTTCCGCAATAAACTTTATCTACAGCATAGGGCTCAGCAGCAGTTAATGCTACGTTACTAACTGAGCTTAATGCTGCTGATGCACTTGCAATCCAGTTACCACTAGTTGAATAGAATGAGCTGTCTTGTGAGCTGTTTATTAAATTTGGGGAAATTGTGATAGTAGGTGCATAACCAGTGATTGTTTCAATGAACGTGTTCAGTCCTTGAACAGTGCCTTTATGCTGGTACATGTAAATGGCTTGCTGAATTAAGCGTTGTTGAGTTTTTAGATTTAACTCAGCAAAGTTAGGTAATCCAAATTGGTTGGCTATTACTGATGTGAAATTTGGGTTAATGTTTTGTGCACTGCGAGTAGCAATAGTTAAATCAGCAAAAGTCAAAATCTCATCTAGCGTGTACGCAAAGCCGCCTAAAAACTTGTATAAGTCTGAGTTTTTATCTAATTCATCTAAGTTACTTCCTTGTTGAGAAGTAAATGCTCTAGGTAGCAATCCTACAAATTTGTCTTCAGAGCTAACTAGCTCTACTCCTTCTGGAGAAACAACATTATGTGATTTTGGAATTAAAATAACATCACTAGCTGATAAATACCAGGATTTGTCAGCAAGCAATACCCAAATGGTGTAATAAGCATACTTCCCTTCAATCAAAGGGACGTTAAACATTTGGTCATAAATAACTGTTGAAGTAGGTAACGTTGGAGAAAATGTTTCAAGAATGATGTGACCATCTTCTTCATGTTCCGCAAATCCATTTTGATTGCGAACAATCCTAAACCCTAAAATAGTTCCTTGAGGGTTATTCCAACTCAGCTCAACTTTTGGTCTAGAAACTCCATTTACATTAAAGTTACCAATTGCTGTAGCCACAAATGGTGTAGAAGAGTACGCTAGTTTAGATTGGTTACCATAAAGGGTACCGTCACCAAAATTAAATGTATTATAAATACCCACGGGAGTATTCCTTAGGCAGTTCCACCATCAATAGTTACAATGTATCCATTGCTATTAATGACAGTATTGTTATTGGCATTTAGTAAGTTCCCACTGCCAGAAGTATTTAGTGTAAGCCCAACTGTAGTTCCAGAAGTTGAAATAGTACTTCCACCAGAAGCTTTTACTCGGTCATTGTAAGTAGTTAGAACTCCTGCTTCAATGTTTGTTAATCGGGAGTTTACTGTTGCCCAAGCAGTTGTTGTTCCATCAAATGAGCCACTCCATGTGGAAGTGGCTGGGGTAGTCCCAAGAATACCTTCGATAGCAGTTACTTCAACGTATAGCAAGTTAACATCTGCTGCCATTACAGCATCAATGTTATCTGTTCTAGGGTTTTGAGATGCGAACGTCTGTACTGACGTTGGGTAAAGTGCGGTTGCCATTTACTCTCCTAAGTCTATGGTTCAAGTTTCGCAGATAAAAAGGTATTTATCTTAGTAAATTGTGCCAAAGCTGCCCATCCATACTGGATAAGCAGGGTCACCACCTTCAAACATTACCCATACACCTTGACCAATTTTTGGTGCCGAAAACTCGTTGAATCCCCAAGCCCAGTTAGTCACTTGGTCCCCTAAAACTTGAGGAATGTTCATTCTAATACGATTTTTCTTTAACGGGTCAAGGTTGTGGGTAACTATTCCTCTATAAATTCCATAGAATCTGCGGTTGCCTTGTTCGTCTTTAATCATTATCTAGTTACAGTTAATAGGTAAGTGTTTGTTGAAAGACCGTCAGCAGTAGTTACTGTAATAGTGATAGTTGTTGTACCTGTTGGTGTAGAAATGCTACTACTAGCAGTTCCTGAGGTTACTACAGTTCCATTTACAGTAATGACATTAGTGCTATCCCAAGCTGTTGGTGTAATAGTAATGGTGCTTGTAGAAACTCCAGTGACACCATAAGCAAAATTATAAGAAGCAAATGCTTGTGAAAGTGTTCCACTGCTTGTAACTAGGTTAGATAGTGAAGCAACTGGATATACATTCACATATTCATCACGGAAAACAAAATACTCTCCATTAGAAGCTACAAGTGGGCTTCGTGTTACAGAACTGCCGTGCCTGTATAAATGAATAGCCTTAAGCGAATTTACTCCAGGAGTAAGCATCATTGAGCTTTCAAGTTGCTCTGGATAAATAACTTGATTAAAATCAAGGAAGTTAAATCCGTAGCCATATACCAAAGAGTATTTTAGTGCAGAAATAACTTGGTCATGGCTATAAGAATCTTGTTTGTTGTACTGTACATCAATGTTTACTGGAATATACGCTGGAGGAAGAACATTTACGCTCACTCCAATTTGAGTTTTGTCACTAAAATAGCTAGACACTGTTGTAGCTAGAGTATTCCAAGATGTTGTAGGTGCAATGTTCGCTGCATCAAATCCTGGGTAATAGTCAGTAGAAACATCAGATACTGATGGAGCCACGTATAGTGCTACAGTTTGCGGTTGTGATGCTTTTGCAAATGCTTTACCAACATTTGGAACAGCTAATGCTAAATCTTTATAGTCAGATAAAGTAACTGCTCTGCGAAGAGTTCTAATAGCAGCTGGAGCATTTACTCTAATAGAGTCATTGCTTTCTGGGTCTTCTCCACCAGTAGCAGCAGCTGAGCTAGATACTTTTACAGAAGCTAAATCTGTAATGGTATACCCTGAAGCTACAGGTACAGCGTGAATGTTGAAGCTTTGGTTAGCTTCAATGTTTCCAACTAATCCTCCACCAACAGTATAAACAGCTTTAATTGCTGAACCTAAAGTAGGAACTGCTCCAGCAACACCGTCTCCAAAAGTGATTTTTACGTAGTTATTGCTATCAGTAGTTACTGTATACACTGTGTCAATTGGACCGTAATCTGCTAAGTGTGTTACTTGGTTCCACTTAGTAAAAACGTTTCCATCATGAACATAGATGGAGATGCTGTTGTCTACAACTTGGTTGTTTGAAAGTTCGTAAGACTGGTTGGTTAACCCATTACTAGTAGCCAATAGTTCTCCAGCAATGTCATTTGAAATTGCTGTTCCTGCAGCGTTAGCTGGCAAAATGTCTACACTATAGCCATGGAATGCTAAACCTGTTGCTGTTCCTGGAGTATTAATGTCCGTGGCACTTGGTATAGAAACATCGAGTATAGTGGTGAAATACAACTGTACATTAGATGTACCCACAACTATGTCAACAGATAGCTGTGTTCCTGCTGGAACTGTTACAACATTTGTTGTGTCATAGTTATTGAAAGATAATGTCAAAGAAGATTGACGGTATCCTGCTGGTGTATAGCCGAACAGTGAAGCAATGTCTAAAATACTTTGTCTTTGAGTAGCAGTTCCGATAAAGCCTTCGTTTGCTACTCGGTCAATGTAGTAGTTAGTAACGTCACCTACATATGCAAAAGCTTCTACAAGTGCGACTCCAAAATCAGCTGGGTCATTAGCACTCCAAGTTTTCCCATTCTCGGCTACACGTGCTTGTACACGAGTAACAAGGTCATCTCTAAGCGAGTAAAAATCTCTGTTAGTGTAGTTAACTGCAATAGGAATGTTGTTAGACATTACATCTCCTGGATTGGTTGGTTACCGTTTAGTTGGAAGCTGCCTAACACTACACTTTGATTAGTTTGGTTTGGCATTTGGTAATCTACGGTAACAGTAACGGTACTACTGTCAATAGAAAAATCAGTCATTACATTAACTAAACGTAACTTTGGAAGAAAGCTAGAGAACGCTGAGTTAACTTCATTTTGTATGATGTTTTGGGCTCCAATTTTTCCATCAGATACATTGAAGTTTTCTGTTGAAATTTTGGTTCCAAATAACTGTCGGTTTACTCTTTCCCCAATGCTTGTAGCAATAACGGAGAATACCTTATCCTGCCAAATTTTACTTTGGCTATTAGTAGCAGCTACGTTTCCTTGCGCTGTTATAGTAAAGGGAAGTGAAATGGCTTTTTCTTGAATCATTATTACCTACCCTTAACAGCAGAATAAACCCATTTGGATGGGCTTCTGTTCCATCCTTGATTATTTTCAGAAACTAAGTTTGTACTAGTTGTAAGTTTTACGGATTTGTGGTTTATACTTTTTGGTGCAAAACCGCCATTATTTACGGCTTCATTCAAGTCTACCATTCCAGAGACGGTATTAGAAGTTTTAACTACATAAGCCTGAGTGTGCGCTCCTAAACCATCAGTAGAAATGTCTAAGTCTACTTGGTAGTTATTGTTGGCTGTAAAATGGTGTACTGCTTTAGTGACCATCCATAAACCATCGGTTTGTGAACCAGTGCCCAAAATCATTACAGGATTGAATAGTCTGATACGTGGGTCACCTTGACCTTTAGCTTTAGCTGGAAGATTCATACGGGCATTATGTGCCGCACCATCTGATAAAGCTTTTGCAACGTTTGGAGTGTTGGCAACATGGTCTTGCCTAGTTTCTGAAAATAGCACGTCACTTACCGCTACACGAGTTGCTTGACCAGTTAACTTTGGTGAAGAAGCTTGAACATGCTTAGAAGCATTCAGTGGATTTACACCGCCAAAAACTTTTACAGTGCGTGAGTTATCTTTAGACTCGATGTGTTCACCATTCAAAACTTGAAACCAGTCTAAAGTTCTGTCTTCTACCATAGTAGTAATAGGCGCTGCTTGACCACTCATTGCCAAAATTGGAACACTAGACACACCTGATTGAAGGAAAGAATCAATAGGTTTGAAATGAAAAGTCATTCCCTCAATCGATACGCCATAACCAATTTTTTTAGCTTGTTCCTGAATCCATTCCCAATATGAATGCCCAGCAATAACTAACTGGTCAAACTTTACAGAGTGTTGGTCACCAACATACTTAAACCCAAATTCTGAAACTATTGTGCTTACTGCATCTGTAATAGACATGTTAGTAAAAACTCTTGAGGCTCTTTCCTTAAGCCCAAAAGTGCTACCTACACATTTAACTTCCATTATTTGTTGTAGTTGTCCAATAACATGCTTTGATACGTGAGACACATAGCCTACCCATGCTCTATTAAAAGAGTCTTGAGTATAGCTGAAGATTACAGGAACACCTGTCTTTAATAGTGAAAACCAAGTAGGCATTGTAGTTGCAAACTGCAGCGTTAGAATATCGTGAGCACCTTTTTCTTCAATCAAATCAACTTTAATAGGCTGAAGATTAAGAGAAGGTAATGTTGGGAATGTTACTTTATAAGTAGTTCCTTGCCTATTCTTAGTTATATCTACTCTAGACATTTGGAATCCTCAAGTTGGTTCCAGGGGCAATGTTTTGCGGGTCAATAAGTTCAGGATTAGCATCCATGATTGTCCACCACATCTCTGGGTCATTGTACAAGTTGAATGCCACAGTGTCGATGCGGTCACCTTCTACCCATGTGTAGTAATAGTAATCTCCATTTAGTACAGGAAATTGTCGTAGTACACCTATTTGGTTAGTGTAGCTGCGTGGGTCATTTGATTTAAAAAATAATCCTTGTGCATATCGGCTATCAGAATAAGGCATTGTACTTTCCTATCCGTTACGTTCGCTCTGTCGGAAAAGAGCACGCTCAGCAGTTTGTTGTGAGTTATTTAAGTTAGGAGTCAAAGAACCATTTGTTTCGCCAATTCTCTCATTCTTTGAGTTAACTTGGTTTGTTTGAGAGGGCTCAATACGACGAGCAAATCCAATCTGAACATTAGTAAACAATGGCACCATTCCCTTACCAAAAATAGTATGGGTAACATTTAAAGAAGCAATTGTTCCTAGGTAACGTAAATCTTTACCAAGGTGAAGTTCTACTGGAAGACCCATCAAGAATCCAATGTCAGATGTCCAACGATAACGTAAGTTGCTATAGCTTCTAAACCCAACCAATGTACTTAGTAAGTATTCAATGTCATACATTGTGCCTAAGTGTTGGATAGCATTTAAATCATCCACCATGTCACGAGTTTCACCATTGACAGAAGGCGGAACTCTTAAATAAAAGTCATTCAAGTTTTTTGCAACATAGTCTGCACCATAAGCATTAATAAGCCCAACATCTGGCATTCTATTCAAAATTAAATTGAAGCTAATGTTAGAGGCGCTTGCTTGGGGAACAATGAAAGGTGTAGCATCTTTACCACTCATCATTAGACCAGGGTCAACACTTGGTGTTCCACCCCAATCCATGTTTACTTCACTTGGATTGTACAAAAACTGAAAACCATATTTTTGCTTTTGGTAGCTAGTACCATACCATGAAGGAAGATTAGGGTCAGTTTTCTTTAAACCCTTACGCTGCGTAGAGTTTAAATTCCAATAGTTGTATGTTTGGAACATTCCCTTATGTGCACCATCATTAGCATTTTTCCAAAGGTCTGCCGCATTATGTACAGCACTAGCTGATGCAGGGCTTCCACCATTAGTGAACAAAATAGAATCATCTACTTTAAAATAAGCAGACTTAACACTTGGTACATTGTATTCTACTGGACCATTGTCTGGGGTAATGTTAACTGAGCCACTAGGTGGAGGTGTGCCTCCACCGCCACCAGTTGGTGGGACAAGTTTATTTAGAGTAACTCCCAAAGCTTGTAACTTATCAGCGTTATTTTTCCACTGGGCTACTGCCGCATCATACGCTGACCATTGTTTTTCTAAAGACTTTAATTCATCACCATAGGAAGAACTGCTAAGCCAAATTTGACCAGCACTTTTTACGGTAGTAAATGTACTGCTTGTACCTACAGTAACTGCTATGTTAGCTCCCGAAATAGAGCTAATTGTATGGAAGCCTAATGCGTAAGAACCATAGTAAGTAGTAGACAAATCATGAATGTAAAAAGACTGTGCAGAGGAAATTAATGTAACATCACTAGATTTTACTGTGTAAGTAAGGGTTGTCCCACTTTGTCGATAGCTAACTACTGTAGCTTTATTTAACTGTCTTTGGATTTCTTGTAAAGCAGTTAACTGTTTTTCCATAACATTTGCATAAGCTAAACCTTGCTTAGTTAACTTATCAATTGCAGTTTTAGTATCTTGAACTTTTTTAGAGGCTACTTCTTTTTTTAACTTAGCAAGAGTCGCTGCGCTAGTATCTCCCAAACCACCATTACGGTGCTTTGAGTTATAAAGTGAGGGGTCAGTTCTATTGTAATTAATTTTTGAATCTGTCATTACATTCTTCCCATACTATAAGTCAGTGTGTCTTCTTCAAGATAGTTCTTTACCATTTGAGCTAATCGTCTTGCTTCTGACTCAGAAGCTTGAGCAACAGTAACATTTATTTGTACGTTCGCTGGTGCTCTACCAGGTCCAGGCTCTCCACCACCAGTATTGGAGTTACCGACACCACCACCGCCAGCAGCCCTACCAATTCCTATACTTGAACCACCAGACATAGTTCCTGGGTTTGCAGTGTACCTAGAAGATGCGCCATTAATAGAAGTAGCAGTAGCAAACTTATTAGCCTCTACACTGTATCCTAAAGAACCAGCTCCAGTAGCAATACCGCTAGAAACTGCTGTAGAACTACTTGACATTCCACCGCTCTCACCAGCTACGTCATTAAATCCATTAGTCGCATTAGCAAATCCTGCTACACCTCCAAGTAATGGAGCTGGGTCAACTGCTTGACTACCCTTGTAAAGTCCAAAGTGAAGGTGAGCACCAGTAGTCCAAGCTCCAGTGTTACCACTAAGAGCAATTGGTTGACCAACAGTAACTACTTGACCATTGGATACAGAGGCTTGGCTTAAGTGAGCATAGAGTGTTGTAAACCCATTACCGTGGTCAATACGAACTGTTTGACCATAACCATATTCGAACTGTGTAGAAGAAACAGTACCATCTGCTGCCGCATAAACCTGGGTTCCTTGGCTTACACCAAAGTCAACACCTTGGTGACCATTTACGTGGTACTTTGAGTCTCCAGTTGCACCGAATGGGCTAGTAATAGTTTTACTTTTAACTGGGTAGTTTAGTTTGAAAGAGTTATTATTTGCACCAAATGAACCAGTTCTTACAGTAGTTGGCTTACCACCTTTATTGCCAAATAAAGTATCATAGAGTGCAGTACCACCCATGTTACCTGCAATAGCTCCACCAGCATAAGTTGCAGCACCTCCTACTAGTCCAAGACCACCAGTGGCTGCAGCCACACCTGCGGTAAGACCAGCACCACCAACAATGCTTCCAACATCTCCCCAAACAGAGCGCCAGTCATTGTTAGAAACATCGTTCATTATGCTTAAACCACTAATGACGCTACCTACAACTGGGACTGCTTTAGTTGCAGCTTTACCCAAACTGCTAACAATAGCTTTGCCACCAACTCTAGCAGCCGTATTAGCTAATGCTTTTCCTTCAGCCTTAGTAGCTGCTCCACCACCTAAACTCTTCATTAGTTTATTAAAACCACGGTACCCTTGAACTCCCGCAAGAGCGGTAAGTCCTCCGCCAACAAGTCCACTAGCAGCAGTAGTCATTCCAGTAACAGCAGTGCTTTTACCTGCAAGGTTCATAGCACCAGTAGTCTGTGCAAACAATTTCCCAAAAGGACTCTTCAAGAAGTTATTTAGAGCATTCTCTAAACCAACAACCGCCTTAGTAGCTTTGTTCATACCATCTACATAAGAATTTGCAGCTGTTTGCATAGTCTGGTTAGTTGCAGCAGTTACAGTCATACCAGCTTGAAGTGGATTTCCACCAGCAGCATTAATAGCAGATTGACTTGCTTTAGAGTTAGGGTTATCAAAGTTAAGGTACTTACCTTGGGAAGCACTAAGCATATAGCTTCGAAGCATTTGTTGACCAGTGGCATCAAGTCCAGAGTTTTGAATGTCTAAGCTTAATGCGCCACCAGGACCAAGGGCAGTTTGAACTTGCTTATAGCTCATTCTCCCACCACCAGTTAGGCGGTCATTTAGCATTGCAAAAATTTGAGTTGGTGTTGCACTCTTACCTGAGTTAGGATTGGTGGTCATGACACCAAAGTTTTGCATCAAACCCATTGAGGTTGCACCAGAGTACATGCTTCCAATGGATTGAGCTGCAACGTCATTAGAGACGTTCATCATTTGGGCAGCACCACCAATAGATTTAGCTATACTGCCGTATACTCCAGCGCCACCAAATACGCCAGAGTTATTCTTTGTGCCATTAAACGTAATGCCTTGTGCAGCTAAACTGGCTGATACTACTCCCGAAGCACCAACCATGTTTTGACCTCTGCCAAGGAAGTTGGCAGTGCTGCTACCGACTGTACGCCAGTTATTACCAGACATGTAACCTTGGTAATAGTTACCTGAAGCCATACCAAGAGCTGCATTAACATCAGGCATAGCAGCAAAGGCTCCTGCTGTAACACCGCCAACAGCTTGTAAAGCTCCACCAAGAATGGAGAATCTTGCACTTTTGAGAGCATTCATCTTCATGAATGGCATAACAGATGCAAGTGATTGGTTTAGAAAGTTAGGTCCACTAGCACCTACACCGCCAGTACCTGCAGTGGAGGCAGAGCCTGGAACATTGCCCATGCCTCCACGCATAGTAGTGGTAAAGGAAGAAGCTGATTCAGTTAGCTTCTTAAAACTTGCTTCAAGGCGAGTGATAGCAGATTCGAGTGAGCCAATGTCCTCTAATAGCTTGGAGCTGTCATCAAGCTCATTCATTCCGCTCATTAGTTACCTTTCGTAACCTTCCCATACTCTCTGGCTAGTTCTAACCAGTTCACTCTTTCACGAGGGGTCATTTCTTGAAGTTCAGATAATGACCATCCTGGAAAAGACATAGACAGTAATGCCCAAGACTTTAACAAGTTCTCGTAACTAGCAATGCTAGAACCGAAACAAAGCTCCAAGACTAATTGGAACCACCAACTCACCACTGCAATCGGGGCAATCAAGAGTGATGTCATCCCACTGTGGTCCAGGAGTTCGCTTAGCAAGTTCTTCAGCAATCTTCTGTCGGTCAGCAATACCTAAATCTTGAACCTGAAGCTTTGAAAGTACAGGCTTGCCATCAATTTCGAGGACAGTCTGTTCAAGCAAAGCTGTTAGTTGTTCTGCACTATTAGCATTAGATAGTTCTAAAAGAATTCCTTGAGTTACACCTGTTGGTAGTGTTACCAAAAATTCTTTATTTTTACCTTGGACTGTAAAAGTTCGGTCATTGGTAGGGTCTAACAATGCTTTAGTTTTAATGTCTTCAGTTACTTTTATATTTACTAGGTGATAGTTACCACACTGGTTACACCAAGAACCCATTTCAGCAGTATCTCCGTATGTTGCTCGGAAAATACCTAGCATGATAGCGTCCCTGTCTCCAAGGAGTAGCCTTCCTAATAGGTCATTTGTTACTGGAAGGTCACCAACAGCAACCGTCCCACGGGTTAGGATTGCGTTATACATCTTGTTAGTATTTGCTACCTTAGCGATGTATTCTTCATCCCTACCATTCAGCTCTTTTACTTCAACTGTTTGGTAGACCTCCCCAGCGGATGTAATGTATCCGCCAGGGAGGGTCACCTCGATGTTTGAACCTGCAAGAATTTTTGCTGGTTCAATTTGTGGTTCGTCATTTGATAGTGCCTCTGCTACTAGGGCATTTGCCTTAGCTGGATTAGCAGCTGCTTTTAACGTTTCTTTTTCCATTTGATGTTCCTTTATTTAGGTATTAGTTATAGTGGGATTGCACCATCAGTTAGGTCATTTGCCCAACTGATGTCGAATCCTTCATGAACTAGTGTCATTGCTTCTACGAGGATAGCGTTGTCACCAGCGTTAAGGTCCGAGTAAGCCAATGATGAAATCCAAGCGTTGTAAACCTTGAACTCCATTGCTACGTGGTCGCTCTGCTTTCCTTCAGTATTTGAAGTTACAGTAGAGGCGATTGGGTGGCTTAGAACCTGGATAGTGATGTCACAACGGAAGTTATCTGCAACACTACGGGTATCAGTTCCTTGTACAGTGCGGAACAAGTCACGCATCCAGTCCCAAGACTGACGGCTTCCAAGAACCACACCACGCTGAAGCGATAGCGGAGCGAAAGAAGTCTGTCCAGGAATCTGGTGAACAGTAGTGTTGTAGCTACCTTCACGGTAAGGAATTGACTCAGTAGTAGTAGCTAAACCTGATACTGAAGTAAAACCAAAGGTAATGCCCTTCATTCCAGAAGTACCAGTTGTAGCAGCTTCAGTAGTTGAGTTCACTTTGACATTACTTTGCGGTGTGAAAGTCACTAAGAAACGGAAATTTCTTAATGGGTCAGTTGCAATCGTGGAACGATTGTTAAATACGGTTGCCATTTATGTAATCTCCTCTTGGCTAGTTTCCAGTGATTTGGCTAAGGTTAATCACAATGAACTCCGATGGGTACTGCAATGCAACACCAACCTGAATGTGTACTTCACCATTAGCGATAGTTTGTGCAGTATTGTTCTGTGAATCAATCTTGACAAAGAATGACTGCGCTGGGGTTGCTCCACGCAGACCGCCCTGGTTCGAGTATTCAGTCAAGAACACGCTGATTACAGTATTGAGCTGAGCCCAAAGCTTGTAGTTGTTGTTCTCGAAAATAGCGAACTTGGTCAGGTCATTTAGACGCTTCTCAATGTAAATGAGTGAGCGACGCATGTTTACGTAACGGTTGGAGGTACCGTCTTGCTGTAGGGTGCGAGCACCCATAACAACGATTCCTGCACCTGGAACATTACGAATAGCGTTTACAGAAACACCATAAGTAGTAGAACCACCACTGGTGTAAATACCAGTGTTTAGTGAATCTAGGTCAGTTGAAGTAAATGCACGCTCAAGTGAGATTGCACCCTTTACGCTTGCTTGTACACCTGCTGGAGCCTTGAAAGGACCAACAGCCTTGTCTGTCTGTAGGTACAAACCTGCAACAGCACCTGCTGGACCAACCTTACGAAGAATTCCACGACTAGTGTTTAGTGGGTCACTAATGTAGTAGTTAGGGTAGTAAACAGCTGCTTGACTGGTAGTTGTACGAGCAGTAGCATAGTCGATTGCTGCACCAGTGGTCAGGCTTGGCGCAGTATCTAGTACTGCATAACCATTAGTTGATGAAGCCCATGCTGAAATAGCGTCGTGTACAGTAGCAAGGTCAGCGGCTGCTGCATTGTTACCATCTACAACAAACTTTGCGTAAAGTTCTGGAGCAAAGATAACTAGTGGACGGTCAACAGTAGAGAACTCTGATGAACCATCAGTTGCTACAACAGCCCCATAGTTTGAGGCAGCAGGTGCACTACCGTCTGCTCCGCCTACAAGTGGTAGAACGTTAGTGATGCTTCGGGTTGCTGGTGCGTGGGTAGTATCAGTTAAAGCTAGGGTAACATAAGTAGACAATGCATTAACTACAGTTTGTGCATAGTTAGGCGATGAAGCGTCATTGAATACTAGGTTGTCAAAGGATTCAACAAGCAAATCGTTACTTGCATTTGAATCATTAGTTCCTAGTTCAGATGAGATAACTTCTTGGTAAACAGCAAGCGTATATGAGTTACCAGAACCAGTTTGGTAAATGCGTACACGTAGGTTGTTGCCTGCTGCACCAACGTTGCGTGCAGTAGCGGTACCAATGTTGGTTCCAACAGTAGTTGAAGGAATAGTTACTGTAGCTGCAGCTGCACCCGCTCCAACAACACGCTTTACGTAAAGCTCAGAACCACCATTTAGGAAGAACTGATTTACACCAAAGGTTGCTGGGAAGTTAGCATTGAAACCACCGAACTTGCTTACAAAGTCATACCATGAGGTGACTAGAGTAAGGGCAGTAGGTCCTTGTGCAAAAGCACCGATAGCAGCACCAGCAGCATCAGCTGTACCAGTAGATGCTACAGGAGCTGGAAGTAGAGTCTCACTAATGTAGACTCCAGGACGACCATAGGTCATTTTATCTCCTTAGATAGATTTATTTCTTGGATTTTCAAATCGTGTATTGGTTGTATCCCGTAGCCACGTCAGTATTGACAGTGAGTGCCTGGTAGAGTTCGTTTAGTGGTTTCTGTGCGATTTCACTTGAAACACGTACAGTGATTGCATTTACAAACAAGCGCTTTGCCTGCTCTGTAGCATCCCTTTTAGAAACGTCAATTACTTCTAAACGACGGTTAGTTCCATCGTCTAGACTTAATTGCCCGAACCTAAAAGGAAGTTTTAAAGTGAGAATCTGCGCTAACAGTTCTCGGTCATGCCGTGGGTGACGACAATAAGTTGTGATTTGGTAATCAATGTTCACTGGAATAGGTAGCTCTATTTCCCAGCCTTTGTGCTCTGGAAGATTATCTGGAGCTAAATAGTCTGCTTGAGTAAACCCACGCATTTCACGGCTAAAGTCACGTGCAACATCAATCATGTCAATAGTGATGTATGGGTACGACTGGGCACGCAGCTCTTGGTCAGGTTGACCATAAAACACACCAACCTGACGAGTGACATTATCAGTAGCAGTCTTTTGGTCTGTTACAGTCATCCCATCAAGCCAAGAACGTAGAGCAGCATCTTCAGAAAGTAAAAAAGTCATTACTTACCTCCATAATGTTTTTTGATGTTACTCATAAAAGACTGTTGAACTTCTTTAGTATTACTGCTAAATTTACGAATAACAGCAGTAGGTCGAACTGTTTCATTACCAAACTCGTGTACAAAAGCACGGTCTTTATACTCAGGGGATACATGGACATTGAACTTGCCATCTGAATGCTGTACATGCATGTTAGCTACAACGTCTTTATCCCAACCACTTTTCAATGCGGATTGACGGAGCTGATTAGTCATTGATACAGCTGTATCTTGAACTGCGCTTTGCGTTGCCTGTCGTAATCTCTTTAGCATTACTTGCTCGACTTACGTTGGGCGATTCTTCCACCAACGTAGCCAGCAATTATTGCGTAAATGATGTTCGAGCTAGGGGAAGAAGGCTTAGCTCCACCAATACCTTTAAGGAATTCTTCCTTTTCAGCGGGTGTGTTGAACTCGGTAATCTTTTCCCACCAAGGCTTAGAACTTGATGACATCGCAAAATCCTTTTAACAGGTGCAGGCTACATAGGTAGGTAGTATTCGCACGAATAGCTACACCTCTAGAGTAAAAGAAAAGGTCCCTAAAAGGGACCTAAACTTTTATTTATGTTAAAACTACGGCTTGTACTTTCCCTTTAGCTCTGGGCGAGCTTCCATAGATTGTGCAGTGCGCTTATTAACAGTTTTTCGGGCACTTGAACCGCCTGCTGCAACGCTTGGACCATTCATCGGTACGCCAGCTTTGCCCGCAATTTTTGCTGCAGATTCAGTTTTTCGGTTCCAAGACCCGTCACCAGGTCCAAGCCCCCTAGAGGTTGCAAGCTTTGCGTCAGCGGATGCTCGTACCTGCTGCTTAATGGCAGTTTTCTTTAACTCAGCCTTAGCCTTCTTTCCAGCACCAATGGCGTTTGTTCCATTAACCTCGCCATTACGGGTAACACCCTTATCCTTAAGATATGCTTTTGTTTTTCCAGGTTTGTTTTTGCTTAGTGGCATGTTTACTTCTTCTTTCCGTCAGAGTTCATTTTTGCGGCAGTAATAACATCGCCACGAGTAATCTTGGTCTTGTCGCCATACATAGCAGCAAGCTTTGCATTCTTTGTTGCAGGCTTCTTTGCGTTAGCTTTACAAGCTGCACATTTGCCGCAGGTACATTTTTTAGCCATTAGTAGGCTCCTTATCTTTACCGCATGTGCAGTTACCGTTACACATGCTATGCCTTCTTTACTGAAGTCTTAGACTTCGATAAAGTCTTACCCTTGTGAGTAGTCTTCTTACCCCTTAGGTTACCTGCAGACTTACCATCAAGGTTGCCATTCGCAGCAACTTCTTTACCTTTACTAAACTTAGGCATTGCTTTTCTTCTTTCCTTGAGAGTTCTTTTTACGAGCAGTAATGTTCTGCACACGTTCCATGTTCTTCTGCTTCGTAGGAAGCTTCGGAAGAGGCTTAGGTTTTGGTACTGGCTTTGGAGGCACTTGGCTTTCCCTTCTGCGCTAGTTTCTGTGAATCAGTCTTAATCTTAAACTCAAGCTCTGCAGCTTCACGCTCATGCTTAGCTTTAAGTTCTGCACGCATCTTATCGTGAACCTCAGACTTATTGATGTTATTTTTTGCTGCCATAGCTTTAATCGCTCCACCATTAGGGTACGGAACAGGGGCTGCACTCAGCTTTGTTACCGTAGCCATTACTTCTTCCTCTTTGAAACTGCCATGTTGTCTACAAGGTTTGGATAAGGTCTGCCTGCAGCCTTGGCACGAGCTTTAGCTTCAGCTTTTTGGCTGTCAGTTAGCTTTGTGCTCTTTGCTTTAGGATTTGGGGTATTCCAGACTTTCTTAGCAGCCATTACTTGTCCTTAAGTCTTTCAGACATAGCATTAGCTTTAGAAACAGCATCAGCTTTAGATGAAGCACCCCAAGCCTGAAGGCTAAGAAGAAGACGAGTAGGCTCACCATTAGGCTTGTGCTCTGCACCAGCCATGTGACCCATACGAGCCAAGAAAGATGCACGACGAGGATTATCACCAGACTTAACTGGAGCCTTTAGGTCAGAGCCAGGGTGTGCAGCCTCATAAGACTTACGCCCCTTTTCGTTAAGCCCACCTTTTTTGGCTTTACCTTCTTTACGTTGCCAAGCTTCACTTGCCATTCTTTTTCACTTTCTTAGGTAATGCTTTAACATCAGTTTTCGCAGCCCATTCTTTAGCCATCTCAGGATGCTTTGCAAACATAAACTTCATTTGGGCTAAACTCTTAAACGGCATTTCTAGGGTCCTGATTCGGGATAGCAGCATACTTTTGGAACTGTGGGTCGTTGACCATTTCCTCAGGGTTCAACTGGTTGCAGTCAACAGTAACGACAGCATAACGGTAACCGAATGCTCCACGTGGAAGAACACGGGTAGGAACAAATACTTCACCACGGTAAAGCACACGGTCTTTAATGTGAGTATTTGAATCACTAATCAAAGAAGGAAGTAAACGCTGAACATCACCAACATTGATTACAAGTCGCAAAGTATCTGAAACATAGAACCCACGTTCATTCATAACGTTAGTACCACGAATCTGTTGTGCCATAACAACTGGCATCTTAAACGGAAGCATCCAACGCTTACCTTTACCAGACACAGAACTAGATACGTCATAAACTGGGTCTACAATGTCAGTATAGTTATCTGCTAAATAGTAGTCTTGCCAACGGAACCAGTCAACGTCTACACCTACAGTGCCACCAAGCTCTTCAGCAATACCTTCATACATGCTGTAAGCTTCGTAGTCCATGTTAAAGCGGGAGTTACGGTCTCCGCTTTCATTACCACCACGCATTGGGCACTCTCCTTAGAATTCTATTTTCCCTTATAGAACTCTAGATTGCTTGCCAAACGTGCATCATCAAGGTTAAGTTCCAAAGCCTTTTCACCATAAGTTAATGATTTATCTTTTAAACCTAAGTTCCATGAAGATACTGCTGCTAAATCCCAAGGTAACCAACCCCAAGCAAACTCTTCACACAGATAATCAAGAGGTTTTACAGTAATAGCTAGCGCTCTCTCGGCTGCGGCTAAAGTCGGTTCCCATGAGTCAAGGGAATAATAAAGTTGAGCTAGTTCAACCCAAGGTTCACGACGACCTGGCGACTCATCAATTGCACGAGTTAACCAATACTCTGCTTGAGCGGGTTCGCATTTTGCAATGTAACGCATAGATGCTGCACGTTCTGGAGCCCAAACAGCTTTAGGCAAACTCAAATGGCGTTTAAATTCTTCTGCTGCTTGTTCGTATAAACCATTAAAAAAC